TTGCAGCAGTTCCTACTGCATTGTCATCTAATAGAGCAGCAGTTATTTGGTCATCTGCGATATGAGCAGTTCTAACAGCATCATCTGCTATCTTGTCACTGTCCACAGCATTATCTAGTATCTTGACTGTTGTGACAGAATCAGTTGCTAATTTAGTATCAGTTATTGCACCGTTTGCTATCTTTGCTGTTGTGACACCCAAGTTGACTAACTCGGCAGTATTGATTGTGTTTCCTCCTATCGCAGTTGACAGTGTTACATTTCCTGTACCATCGAAGGATACCGCACTAGCAGTTACATCGCCTGATAGTGCAAAGTTCCTAGCGTTTGCTAGAGCAGTAGCAGAGGATACAGTTCCTGTCACATTTCCAATGAACGTACCTGCAACGAATGTCTCAGAGCCAACTGTCCATCTTCCTGCACTCTCATCCCAAAATAGTGTCTTGTTGGTTTGGTTTCCTCTCTCTACTTCTATACCAGCGTCTTGTGATGGTGTGCCTGTCTCATCTGAGTTTAGAGTGATTATGCTATCTCCTATGTTGACAGTGTTTGAGTTGACTGTTGTTGTGCTTCCTGAAATGGTTAGATTACCATCAACAGTCAGATTACCCACACTAATATTGTCATTCGTATCACCAAGGCTGAAATCCCCTAGACTTACACCGTCCAAAGCATTCGTTACATTGTCTGTATCTGTGACATCTGCACCCGCTTCAATACCAAGCATGGTCACTAGATTAGCAGGAGTTATCTCCTCTACGTTTCCTGCACCTGAAGAATCTCTTCCTAGTATTCGATTCGTAGCAGACACGTTCTGCATCTTGGCGTATGTGATTGCATCATTAGCCACATCTGCTGTTGCGATTGTTCCATCTGCTATCATGGCTGATGTGACTTGTACCTCTTCGACTGTTCCAGTGGAAGCCTTTCCTAAGACTCGATTTGCTGTGCTAATGTCTTGTATCTTATCGTAGGTCACTGAATCACTTGCAATCTTAGCAGTCGTAACATTTCCATCTGCAATCTTAGTAGTTGTAACAGCAGCAGTTCCTAACTTCGTTTCTGTTACTGCTCCGTTGTTTATCTTCGCATTAGTTACTGCATTGGCTGCTAAATTGCTTGCTCCTAAGTTAGATATCTCACTGTCTACGACTAATGTTCCTGTACTAGATGGAAGTGTAATAGTAGCAGAACCCTTGGTTAGTGTTCCATCATTGTTGATTCGCATTGTCTCAGAACCACTGTTGATTGCAGAGAACTGTCGAACCGCTTGTGGGTAGAATAGGAACTGATGTAGTCTATCCGTAGCATCGTTTGCATCTCCTGTATCTACCTTTATGACAATCAATGGTATGTCTCCTGTTGCCAGTTCTGCAACTGTGGCTGCACTAGTGGTCGCCTTTCCAGTGACAGCACCATGCCTCCATGCCAAGGCATTAGACGAGGTTACTACAATCACACCATACCAATCATTAGAGTTAGGAGCAATAGTAGCGGCAGTGGTTGTTAATGTATCACCTGATACGCTTACTAACTTACCATCTCTCAGAACCTTACCTGCTGCGACTTGAAACGAAGTAGTTGTTCCACCATCAACCTGTGTTAATGCGAACCCATCTATCCCTCTGTTCTCACCAGTGGCAGCGTGTAGTGCCTTGATGATTCCTGAGTGTATATTGTCTGTTCCATCCTTGAGTTGCGTACTAGATGGATTGGTTGCTAGTGTCGAAATAATACCCGGATTTGTCGTCATTAATTACCCACCTCTACTCTAACTGTAAACGAAACTGTGTCTCCACTTGCTACAACACCAGTATTCGTGAAGGTGACTCGGCTCAATAACGTGCCGTTTCCGTTTGTAGTACCCGATTTGAAAATGCCTAATTCCGAAACTCCTGAAGGGGGTATCTGTGACCCTGTGAAACTAACATTGTAAATCAATGTAGAACCCACCACTGTTGGTGTTTGAGTTGAAGGATGTTGAAAGACGAAGTTATTCAACCCTGTTTGGCTTGCTGATGTGCTGTCTCCGCCATCGCCTATCGCAATGATATTGAAATCTGTTGCTATCAATGTCGCTATTCTGCTTGCCCCTTCGTTTACTACTGTCATCTTCAATCCTCACTTGTGTAATATCCTATAACCTGTCCTGCTGTTGTCTCGAATCCTAATGTCTCACCAAATCCAAACAGGTCATCGAAGCCCATATTGGCTGTCTCACCCGTTCCTGTGATTGTATACTGAACCAATGTAGTCTTTAACGGTATAGAATCCTTAAAGACTTTACCAACTGAAATCTGTTGTGAATTTCTGCTGAACAATGTAGAACTGCTAGAATCTTGTTTACTTCCTATCTCTGACAATCTCTCTGCTATCGTCTTGTCAAACGTGCCTACTGTCATAGTAAGAGTTGGTGTTAGTACATTCTCTATCTCGAAGATGACATAATCATTCGGTGGAATATCATATTGAGGGAAGTCCAAGTAAATGATATCACCCGCTTCAAGAGTCTCAAGACCTTTCTTCTCAACATTCAAGGTTATCTTCCTAGCATCTGATGAATGTAGTTCCAACAACTCATTTGCCTTTACCTTCGCATCCGTAATGGTTCTGATATTCGCATCTACGAAGTTGATGTGTGTACCGCTCTCGTCATTCGCCACACTTGTTCTTATTCTATCACCAATCACAGTCACTTTGTTAGCCTTAGCAAACAACGAACTATTTTTCTTTACTGAGAAGATTCTATGGCTTCGATAAGAAATTGCCTGTTTTCTCAATAAGGCAGCAGAATTTAAATCACGAAATACCACTTTTTTCTTATTGATTTTAAAATCCAAGTTCTTCTTTCCTGCTAATTTGTTCAATACTTGGAAAGCAGATGTTTGAATGAAATTATCGGTAGTAACGAATGTTTTCTTGTTGAACTTGATTATCTCATCATTTAGAAGAGGAACAAACCACAAATCCACATCTGCATCATCATCATCTACATCGTTAACAGTGATTGTAGTGCCACTAATAGAGGAAACAGAGCCTATTGGATATCCTTCATGTGTGAATATGACATCTCCTGCTACAATATTCTCTACTGTGGCTTTGCAAGTGATGACATTATTGGAGACAGAACTCACTATGTTTCCAGTGAACTCTGCTTGAGACTGCACCATATCAATATCTAGACCTGCTTCCTTGGCTATACGCTCAATCTCTGTCTCTACCTCTTCACCAATAATCATGCTAGTTCCGATATGACATTTTGATATGTTATTCAGGTTTGGCTTTCTATCTAACTCTAAGTCTATTATCTCACCAAATGACACTACTCCATTTCCAGTCAATGTTCCCTCAAAGGTTAATTTAGCCTCTCGTTGTCTAGTACCAGTCACTAGTGACGGTGATATATCAGTAAAAGTAATTAGTTTTCTTTGTCTATTTGTACCATCTGTGATAAAACAATCAAAAACATCGCCATTTGAGAATGGTATGTTATACACAGAATCACTAGCCACTTCAGGAACTATCGACTCAATACTGCTTGTTGCAGGTGCTTTATCCAAATTCATCAAAACATAGGCACTGAATACCCCTTCGTCTAGATGTCGATTTGAGTTTCCTGACCTGTCGCCTGTGTCGTATCTAGAGGTTGTCTCACTGTAATCCAAACCAGTCGAATGTAATCTGTTCAAAATTATCTCTTTCGGTGTATCTCTAAATGTTGTCTCTGCCAATCGCATTAATCTGAATCTTAGTCTTCTTGCTACTTCTTGCCCAAAAGTGTTGGCTGTGGCTTCTATGCTTCTATCTAATTTTATCACATGGGTGAATGAAGTAGCAGTGTTAGTTGTTTGTGTTTGTGTATGGCTGAGAATCTTAGCCATGAAACCAATGTTTCCTCCTCGACCTGACTTGAATAACTCTCCCTTTTGCAATGCATTCGCAATAGTTCCTTTAGCAGCAAGGCCGAGAGACAAGTCATTGTTTATTTCTAACCCCTTCTCAGCAAGGAGATAATATCCTGTTAGATTTGGCACAAATGAAAGCCAAGTGTGTTGTGAATCAGCATTACTAATATCGATGGTAATTGTGTCTCTCGCAATATTAGTTTGGCTAATAGTTATGTTATCATCAGTTATGTCTAATACTGGTTTTATCATCATCTGCGCTCTGTATAGTCCACCATTATCACTAGAGGCGAAGTCAACGTCATCATGCAGGTCATGGGTTGTGGTTGTCAAGGGGTCTCCTTCACTAGACTGTAAGAAGTATGTCTCTCCTAAATCACTAAAACTAGGCTTATTGCTAGGAGATGAGATTGTATTGTTAGCCCGACCTGACCTAGTATGAGTTCCTGATATTGAGTATGTGTTTGGGCTGTTTCGGAATACCATCGTATTTACAGTATGCTGGTCGAGGTCGTTCACAGTATGACCAGTACCTCCATTAAAGGCAGTTATGTATGCAGTATGGTTGGCTATTTCTTGTCTGCTTCCTAGTATAGCACTTGTTTGGAACATGTCAGATGGTACAGACGGTCCATCGCTGCTAACTTTTCTAATATGCCTAAACACCGCAATACAATTCTCATATGGATGAGCATCAGTATGTAGTCCATACTTTTCACTTCTAGTTACATCAGTCCCACTGCTTCTGTGTACTAGACCTGCAATAACCCTTGAACTATTTGTGAAAACGTCAGTTCCGCTATTCAATCCTGTGTTAGTATGCCATGTGTACTCAGGATGGTAGGGGCTTAAATCTGAGACATTTCGATTTGTAACTGATGTTGATGATTTGAATACGAAGGGGAGGAATATACTAGGTGGTGAAAAACTATCACCATTGTTAAGGAGTTTAGCATACTTGAATACACCATTTTCAGAATGGTAGTTAGGTCTTGCTAAGTATACGCTTGTGAAGTCTACCTTTGTCTGCGATGCACCGATTTCATCATTACTTATCGGGGTTTGTAGTCCTTCATCTTCAAACTTGAATATCTCAAAGGACAACTTTGAGTATTGTTTGATTAGGTATGCGGGAGTGTTTAGAGCAGTGTTATCTCCTGTTACATTTTCTAAGTTAGTTTGATTTGCACCACTGCTCATATTAGTGATAGTTCCCTTGACAATGAATACCAACTCTCCTGTATCTGCTCTGAAGACAGCATCTCCCTCTGCCAGTGATATAGTACCGCCACCTGTGAAAGTCAATGTATTATTGCCACTACCATCTTTCACGGCTGCTAATGTAGCAATGCCTTCTCTTGATGCATACATCTGATATCTCTCGATGTCTAGTAATGCGTCATCAGGAGCGGGTAGTGAATCAGGGTCAACAGGATTGAAATGCCAATCAAAGGTTGCTTCTACTAATCTAGCAATACCAAATCTCTTGATGTTGTTAGTGGTCGTACTAGCAGATTTTATTGATACTCTCTCATAGTTTGTGTCTGTCTTCTCAATCATTTTTGTTGTTCCACTGTAAGACGAATGGGAAACTGATGTCACAGAATTCTTTCCAGTGCTTTCTAGCAGACATGATAAGTCTTCAAAGTTAAGTGTCTGACTTCCAATGTTATTGTATCTTAAGTTTGAATACGGGAATAAATCTCCTGTGGCAAATATCTCATAGTTCTGTGCTTTAGGTGCGTGGTGTAGCAAATTGTTTATGTCAGATATTCTTGTGTTAATTGCCCCAGTTGAACTAATCACATGATTTGGTGGCACTACATTAGTCACACCACCAGTATCCACGAATGCACTACCTAATGCATTTCTTAATGTGTAGTTAGAATCATTCATATTACTTCCCAACAGAGGAGCAGAAGAGACAGATAGAGTAGGTGAAGAAGGTGCTATACCGTCTGCCTTTATCGGATAAGCGATTGAGTATGCAGATATTGCTTGTGGTTGAGTCGGACTCTCGTATATTCCAGCATCAGACTTAGTAATCGTTCCTGCTTGCAATATTTGCGTATCCCAATATCTGTATGTTTCCTTGGGTGTATAGAAGGTGTTTTGTTGGTTTCCCTTTCCCCCTATTTGTGGGTCTATTCTATGTATGAAACCACCAGTGTTTACATTGTTGTTCACCATGTAGAATGAATATCCGCTTCTGTTGTCACTGGTGTTGTTCTCTAGTCTAGCCATAACCAAAGGACAAATCGGTGCGATTGACATCTTGAATCCACCATCATCCTTTGAGATAGTCTCTACAATATCAAACATCTCAGAAGCATATGTCATCTTGTTAATCTTGGTTGTTGATACTCCCGTTTCTTTTGATAACTGTATTGCAAAAGCCGAGTCTGCATTCAACGTGCTAGTGTTCAATGAATTAATGCTGATTGGACTAGCGATATCATATCCTAGTGTTCTGTCATTGTCAAATGAAGCAGTGTTGGATGTTGATTCCAATTTGGTTCTAGTGCCTGTTCTATCGAATGAGAACGAGTCAGAGAAGACCAAACCCTTGTCGCTGACTCTTGAGAAGTCAGCAGCAGAGTTAGTTAACAATGGATTACTGCCAATTGCTTTCTTGCCTGAGAGGTATGTTGCTTCAGAGTGAGGGTCATAATAGTAGATATCAGTATTCGCAGTAGTGGATAGTGTGACTAACGGCTCATGTGTGAGAGTTGTAGATTGGTTGTTTCCTGTTACTGATGCTACCTCTCCAATGAAAATCATGTTGTCTGCTTCAGTGGTGCTTCTAGTAAACAACAGGGTTCTTGCTAAAGCGGTGGTATTCCAGTTGCTTATTGCAGCATGAGTAATTACTTTACCACTAACATTGCTTACATCCATTGTTGCCTCATTCAATGCTGGTATAATCGGATTCAGTGTGCTATACACCATGTCCTCAGAGAAAGACAGGTTCTTGTCTATCAGAGTGTTAAGCAAAGCAGCGTTGGTATCTCTTCCTTCAATCACCAATGTTGACAAGCCATTCTCAGCAGAGGTCTCACTCAATTCAACTGTGCCGTCAAAGACCTCTTCCTGCAAACTGTATGTGTCTGTGTAATAGTAGAATCTCTGTATGTTTGTATTCTGATAGAACTTCCTACTAGCATCTTGGAACTTCACATACTCCATGTCCTTGTCTATGTAATCCACATGGTTCTGATGAGTGCTGAGATTAGAGAATACCACCTTAGTATCATAGAACTTGGAGTCTTCTTTAGGAATGGTTGTTCCTGATACAGTTAGTCTGTTTCCATCTGCATAGACTACTTGAGTATCGGAATCAAAGTCCTCTGTGTTTAGAACTCCTGTCCAAGCAGCAATCTCAACATCCTCATTATCAAAATCATGCACAGTTGGAGTCACAGTGAATGTTGTTGCCTTGAGAGTCTTATTCGCTTTCACTGTGACATCTTGCGTACCTGAAGATTTACTCTGCACTGCATCTATCGCATAGTAGTAGCCATCTACCTTGATTATAGAATTAGCAGCGAGTTTAGTGGATAATGCATAGTCATGTGTATCTAACATTTCTGTAAATCGAATCTCATTTGCACCATCTACCTTAGACGCTTTGAATGGCAGTTTCTTGAAAGTCATCTTGTCGCTGAATGTTGTTTTCATAGCCTTGAGTTTCTGACCCTCTCGTATTTTTTCTGACATCATTCCTGAGTTGTTTAGTAATTTAGTCTTGAATATCTTACTCATTTTATTCTGAGGGTTATTGACAATTATATCCGTAGTGAATGGAATGATGTCATTCCTACGAGGTCTTGGGTCGGATGTTATGTATCTTGAAGGACCAGTTCGATTACCATCAAGAGTCGCTGATGTTGTTGATGTGCTATCCCCCGTATGTCTCTTCATGTTTGGAAACGCTTTATGCCATAGAATAGGATTGAAATTACTATCACCGTCATCAGTTGTCCTTAGATTATCGACAAGAGTTGCATCTAGTTTTCTCCTTCCAATATTGGTTATTGTTCCTTTCAACTTTGATTCCGTTCTGAATACTATATTCTGTATTCCCTTTCCGTAGGTTAAAACAAAAGAAGATGACTGACTTCTCCATGCAGTTGATGCTTGTCTAGCGAAATCCAACTCAATAGAATTATCACTGGTGTTGATTGTTTTCACGTTACCAACAAAACTATCATCCGAGTCATTGAACAGCGACATACCTTGGAATACTCTATTCATAAATTGTGGGTAACTGCCTGTGTTCACAAACAGTTTCTTCGATGAACTGCCCTCCTCAAACGCTGAATAAGCAGCACTGCTGCTTGTGAAAGCAACAGCGTTCCCACTGTCACCTGTACCTAATGCAATATTATAGTCATACCATCTCAATCTAGTGACGGTGTATTTCTCCATGTAGTCCAACTGGTCATCCTGCTCCAACCTGTCATTGTAGAAGTAGAAAGTTGGTCTATCGACTCTGTTTAGCACATCATAGTTGTCTGTCGAAGCCTGATTATCCCCACGAAGCCCATAACTCACAGCCATGACATCGGTATCTGTCTTTGCTGGTCCTTTGAATATCTCAAAGTTAGTTCCCTTTGGTATAGAAGTAGGATACTTAGGGCTGAACTCCAAGCCATCTCCAAACTCATCGAATGTAGATATTCTAGTTATCTTAGCAAAATGCGGTCTTGCGGTATCCGTCTGTGTTGATGAATCATATATCTCAGGATTCAACATGATGAAATAATCATATCTCTCTATGTCTAATGCCACAACATCAGTAGCAGGATGGTCAATAACAGAATCACCCAATGAGGTATCTGCATATACGAACTTTCTATTTGTCTCACCCGTACTGATACTAGTATCATATGCCTTTACTTTGAAAGGAGGTGTTGTTTCCTTGGTTATAGCATAGTTGGCGATGGTCTTATTGCTAGGAAGAAGCCTGTTTCCTATTTGGTCAGGCTTGTCATTTGATATAGAGCCACCATGAGACCCCTTTCTAATCTCAGTGAATATCACAGATGGAACTACATCGGATGTGGCAGTTCCAGTTCCAGTAGTCTCAGACTCCACATATGTCGCTTTCAATACGGGATTGACTGATACATCCTTGAATGCAAAACCATCAGAAAACTCCGTAGTCATACTAGCATAGGCTTCAGTGGCATTAGACTCATTGACTCCTGATTTCAGGGGATAGAGAATAGTTCCATTTGTCTTTGCCATCTCAATCACCAAAGGAGTAGTAGAACAGAGTATCACTGTAATTAGGAGTTAGAGTTGTAATGGTAGGGCAAGGAGTAGCAGACTTGTGAAATGCAATCTCATAGAGTTCACCCATGAATTGTGTTGCCTTTCTCGCAGTAGCAGAAAGACTTGCATCCTGCCCAATGAAACAATCACCCGGACTGGTATCTAATCTGAACTTACCAATGTTTACCTTCGCTCTCTTCACTGGTCGATTATTTAGATACAAGGTGATTGTATTTCTGTCAAAAGACATTCCTACTTTACTTACTTGCTCTAGATACAAAGCCTCCTTCTGTTGGTCTCTGTATATCGTTCCTGTGACTGGTGTAGCAGGAGCAGATGCGAGTGTAATCGTGTTTCCGTTTACTGAAGAAACAGTTCCTATGAGTGTCCCGACATTGTTGTATATATCATTACCAGCACCTATTTCATCTGCTTCACCTGACCCTACATTGATGTCATTGACATTGGTGGTGAATGCTCCTATTGACAATCCCGAAGTTATTCCTGTATTGCTAATTGCTTGGTCTCCTGCTGATGCGGCTACTATTGTTAGCACAGCACCATTTCTAGTCACTGTGAGAGAGCCATTGTGTCCCGTAGTTCCATTTATTGCTTCTCGTAGATTCTGAGCAGTCGTTTGCAGGTTGTTGTTAGTACCAGTTACATTTGTAAAGAAGACAACATCATTGCTTCCTTCTGTTGCAGTAGAACCATTAGTCTCATTGTTCTCTCCCTTAGTTGGTTTGTACTTCTTGACTAGACCAGCACTATCCTCTAGAGTGATGAATGCGGTTGGTGTAATTGCAGCAGAGTAGTTGGAAAACTGACTGCTACTTACTGTGATAATACTAGAATAACCACTTACTCTTGCTAACGTTTGATTTGATTGGACTGTTCCGCTTGGAGAAGTTACTGTGACTACGCTTCCAACGGCTTCTGCCTGACTTCCCGCAAAGCCAGTTCCTGTGAATGCATTGTTGATTGCTGCTGCTAAATAAGTAGCAGTGACACCCGTACTGCCTCCTATCCGAACCTTATGAACAGGACTAACGCTTGTAGTGCTGTTATTATCCAATGCTCCATGTGCGAAAGTACCACTAAAGAACTTGAAGTATTTAGCAGCCGTTAAACCACCATTTGAGTTTCGCAATCTGACTGTCATGTAGTAGTTCACATTACTAGCACTCGTAGCGTTCGTACCGACAACAATGGTTGAGTCAGAGGAGTTATCCCCGAAGACAGTGGCAGTTAGTTTCCCACTGTTTGCAATGCTAGAGCCAATAACAGGACCAGTATTAGGAGTCGTGCTGTGGTTTCCTGCTGTTCCAACGGCATCCTGTGTTAAGGTAATCACTCCTGCTACTCCTGATGTGTTTGATGTTATTGCCGTTATATCCAACCCCGAACTTGGATTGCTCCCACTACCATTTACGTCATTGATAGCCTTGAATAACATCAATCTAAAATTCGCACCCATGACGGTGCTACTACCAATCACAACCCTACCAGTCTCAGGAACGAAGACATCCTCTTGAGTATTAGTTGAACCATAGCCAAGGTCATTCAATTGTGCTTGCAACATTGGCCCACCTGTACTGCTCCCTAAATCAGTAAATGTGTGTATTCTAGCACCACTTCCCTGCATTTCACTGGGCCAAGCACTTGAAGAAGAAGCATCTGTCATAAAGAATCTGTATGTTTTATTGGAACTAGCACCTGAACCTGTTTGTCTGTTTCTGAGAATGATGGCATTGTTGGTACTAGCAGTCGTACCCGGTGTTATTGGAGTAGCACTCCATCCTGTTGAGAATGTTATCTTCGCTGTTGCATTAGTACCACTCGAAGCAGCAACGTCTAGATGGGAAGAACTCGGAACAGCATTCACAGTGAATGTGGCTGTACCCTGTACTTCAGCAGTGTTTGTGAAACTAGCCAAGTTTCCTGTTATCGAAGTTGTCGCAGTGGGAAGAGAGCCAGTCGCACTACTGGTTATTTTCGTCTTGTCTGTTGTTATGCCACTGTAAAAACCATCAGGGTCATAGTATCCAGTCAATGATTTCTTAGATACGAATACTGGTTCACTACTAACTGTGTGGCTTATCGGAGTGCCGATAGAATCTGTGAGTTCGACAACTATCTTGTATTCTGCTGGTTGATTGAAATTGGATGAGGTTGTGTTTTGTAGATAGAATTTCAAATAGTCATTGCAGAATATCATCATCTTATGAGTATCTCTACCTGCTCCGAAGTAACTGACACTCTCATAGTTGGATGTAGCATCTGCTTGGTCGTCTAGTGATAGGTTTGGACTAGGAGGGGTCTTGGTACTATCGAGTCTTCCTTTTCCTGATATCCTGTGTCCCACTCCATTCACATCGTAAGGGGTTACTATCGCTTCTATTGAGAACGGCCCACCATAGTCCCACAACTCATCTTTGGAGTTGTTAGTGTTGTAGTCATCATACTCTATCTTCAGATGTCCATCACACATAACAGGAAATATCAACGCTCTTGTATCTCCTACATGTGCTGTTGTTGCCATATCTTCACCTACATGTTATTGATTGGGTTCTCAGAGAGAACCTTAGCAACTTCAAACTCTAAGGTGAATTGGACGCTATTGGGTTGCTCCCCTGAAAACGTAGTGTTGAAGGAACGAATAAAACCCATCATTCCGGGTAATTCATCCATCTCAGAAATATCAGTAAAGGAACTTGTTGGGGTTGAATCTAACAATCCTTCGACACCGACATTACTCTCGATGAAATCGTTAGCGGCTCTCTTGAATCTCTCATCGTATCTCCTATTATCGAAGGTGAATGGTATCAATGGTAGTTCAGCCATGTCCAGTGTTTCAGAGCCTTCAGGTGCGTTTGGATTAGCAGGATTGTGACTACTATGATAGTTAAAGTTAGTATCTATCCTGCTAGGTATGAGTATGATTATCTTGTTTATTGACTGGTCATCTTGTGCTGCACTGCTATCTACATAGGAGTGTATCAATTGAGCCAACTCAAATGGAGTGAGTATCTTCTCCTTTGCAGAGGCAGCGTTCTCTCCCGTATCCTTTGATATTCGTTGATTCAATAGTATGCCATTGAGTGATACGTTCTTGTTCGCTATACCCATATCGAAAGCCAGTGTCTCAGATTTTCCCGTTGCCAACGAACCGAACGGAATTGGAATCGTGGGAACGGTCTTCTGTGTTCCAATGCTAATCTCGTTCACGAAGAGAGGTATTCTATTGACTGCCCTATCTCCACCTATCTCGTTCCTTCTTTGTAGTTCTAACCAAACTCGAAAGTTTGTTCCTGCATATCCCTCGCTTGTTGTCATTAGAATTTCACCACCGATGTCGAAGTCCTATTCATTCTAGTATTGATTTCCCTTGCTACCTTGTTTGCTATGTCTCGTATCTCGGCATCAGAAGCACCGACTCTTCCTGTGACTTGCACTGTTATGTGGTTAGTAACTGAAGAGGCAATTGCTTTGGAGGCACTGTTAGAATGTACTTGCGCCCCTCTTGGTAGTTGCACTAGTTCAGGTCCACGTTCACCAACAACAGCAAGACCACCTTGACTTATCCTTCCGCCCTCTGCTAAACCAAGAAGGTTTCCAGCACTCTTGAATGCACCCTTGACTTTATCTTTGACCTTGCCTTTGACATCCAACGCTTCCTTGAACTTATCACCGATATACTCAGCAATCTTTGCTGGTAATCCCATAATGAAAGCAGGAATACCCACGATGAAGTCCTTTATTCCAAACAGGACATTTGCTATTTGGTCAGAGTATTCATACAGTATGTCTGCTGCTTTCATTATTACTAGAGCGATTCCAGCAACTAATAGAGCAATCCAGCCACCACCAAAGAACACAGCGAGGAAAGCCACTGCTGCCACTATCTTTGCAATGATGCCTATTACTTTCAATGACGCTCCTACTATTGCTGCTCTGACACTACCGAATCTCTCAATGGCAACATCGTAAAATCGCTTGTAAAGTTCTGAGATGTATGTCCCAATGCCAACAAGAACTGCTCCTAATGTAGCAACCAGCAACCCACCTAGTATTGTAATTCCTGCTAATAGTAACTGCCCTACACCTTCAACGATACCCATTATATCACCTTCGTTAAACGCTTTCATTATATTTTGTATCGCAGACTTTGCATCACCTAGTCCTTGTGATACAATCGCCATACCTATTGCAAAGACTTCCTTCATTGCAGCAAACCCTGTTGCTAGTTCGTCCTTTGTCTCATCAAATACGCTCTTCAATAGAGTGAGACCTAACATTAGGATTAGGAGATACCCTGCTGCCATTGCCATGTATCTGACAATGGAGAGTATTCCCTTTGATAGTCTCACCATTTGTTTTGCTATGTTTGTGATTGGTGTAGCAGCGAACTTGAAGAAACCAGCAGTCTTTCGCATGGCTTTCTTTCTCATCTTTCTGCTGTCCTCTGCCAACTTAACTAGTTCGTTGAACTCCTCTATCTGCTCTTCACTAGCAAACTTGTTTCCTATCTTTCCGGTTGTCTTCCCTTCTTTGTGTCTCACGTTATCTTTGTCATCCTCACTGCGACCTATTGCCTCGAATCTCTTAGCAATCTCCTCTTCGCTGAGTCCAAAGAAACCCTCCTTGGCATCCGTAGCAGCCTCTGCGATATTGCTTAGTTTAGTATTGGCGATTCCCTTTGTGCTACCAAAGACACTCTTCATCTTCTGCTCTAACCCACTAACCATCTTGAATGTCAATGAATTGGCAATCAATCCTTCTTTTCTTCTTCTTGCTGTTTTCGTTGCAATCTTCTCTAACTTCTCCATGTCCTTAGTCTGTCTGCTCATCAGATGGGACATTTCCTTGAGAGCCTTGTTTGAGTCTTGATACTGAAAGAGAAGCCCACTGAATATCACTGATTGTCCTTTCAATTTCTCTATTGCGGCTTCTCTAGCCTTTCCAGTGCTACTCTCAGCCGCTTCTATGTTAGCCTGTATTTCTTGTATTTCTTTGGATTGGTTTGCAATTTCCGCATACACCTTGAGTTGTTTTACTTCCTCTAGTCTTCTTCTCTCTGTGGAACTAGCCATCTCATTGAGAAGTTGAACAGTAGCCTTGACTCGATTCTGAACTCTCCAAAGTCCTGTTCCCGATATGAATCGAGAGAATATCTCCCAATTCTTTGAACCTAAAACTGCATTTGTCTTACTGAGCGTTGATTGTAGGTTTCTCATGTTTTTTGCGCCATCGATAATGGCTCGGTCAATACCCTCAAACTCTGACCTGAGTTCCTTGATATCATCCTCAACTGCCATTACCAATCACTTCTTTGTTCCTTCTTTCAACGCCTCCGATTCCAGTCTCTTCACTTCGCCATGTATTTCTAACATTTCCTTTACTACCGATACTGGTGTATCATAAGCCTCCAAAGGGTTGATGGAGAAAGTAGTGCAGTAAGTGTATAGCATAATCTTCATTGCCACCTCACTGCTTACACTTCCACCTTTCAGACCTCTTCGGATTAGTTTTCGTTTCCCGTATCATCCCCCATGACATCCATGAAGGGATTGGGGAGTATTTCTTTTAGTTGTGAACCAATATAGGGATTGAGTCTAATTAAGTCAGTAGCAGACAGTTGAGGCTCGGTCTTCTCTACGAAGTTCTCAACCATGTATCTATACATCTTGTTTAGATTGATGCCCATAGTTTGACCCTGAGCATCCATGTCCATAACAGACGATAACGCCTGTTCTACCTGTAACCAAGTTGGTTCTTTAATCCAAACTTGGAGGTATTCATCAGAGTCAGGGGCTACCCTAACCTGATGGCATTCGGTTGCTGCTCTTGCGAACAGCCTAGTCTTATCACTTACAATTTTTCTTTCTGTCATTTTTCTTTCCACCTACAATACATACCAACAAACAAACGTGTTGGTGGAATCAAAAATCGGATAGCGTTCCCTAACTTGGTCACGCCTCCTAATTACCTGTTGCACTACCGCCAAGAGTCATGATTGCCCACTTACCCTTGTAGGTGGCAGTCGTTAGAGTCCTTGCTGTTATTGAAGCCTCAACCTCTACTGGCCCTTTGTCTTCAGGGAACGGGACGTTCACTGAGTTGATTAGGTAATCAGCAAGTTGAATGTCTATTTCCTCACCTGAGTCTTTGGTGAACTTCAATCTCAAAGCACCAGTTGATTCGTTATCGTTTCTCAACTCATCCCATAGTGTCGTATCTGTTATGAGCATAGTCAAGGTTAGTTCGTATGTCCTCTGTCCGGGTAGATGTGCCGATGTAATCTGCCTGTTGTAGTTTCCAATGTATCTCTGTGGCAGTAGGTTGTTGCTGATGACTAGAGAGCCACCTTTCACTCTAGCCAGTGTCTGACCAAAGAGTGTGATTGTGCCATCAGAGAATAGGAATGGATAGTTGTCTGTTAGTGTGGAACTGTAATTCACCATTCCTCTTCCACCGCTTGTGTTGCTTAGAGCCGTTAGAGATGAGTTACCACCTAGAGGTAAGTATCCATTAGGAGCATCAAAGGCTCTTCTAGTAACTAAGTCCAAGGAACACTTCAATTCTTGACCCTCCTCAAAGTTGAGAGTCATGGTATTCACTTGGCATCCTGTGAAGATTCGAGAATACATGTTCTCGTTTGGTGACAATGCATCTAATGCAGTAGTGTTGGAATGCCCTGCCTTGCGGTAGACTACATCAAGAGCGAATGATGGTAGAACATCATCGTTGGCCTCAGAGAAAGTATAGTTGAACATGTCATTACCTTCAAGCAGATTGAACTGAGTTGCTGCTAGGTCTGAACCACTATTGTCTACTTCAGGGAAGTTATTCGCATCTACTATCCTCACAATTCTCTCAGTTCCAACATTGAAGCCCACCCCATTGTGAGAGTTACTGTCAACAGTAGAAGAACTGCTTCCAGTCATTGTGCCTAGAGCAACCTTACCCAATGCGTAGTATAGCCAAGAGCCGTTGTTCAGAGAGATGTCTAGAGAACCACCCGATACTGTTTCTGCTCCTTTGTATTGGTAGTCGAAGTTCCTACCACCAGCAGCAGCGAGATTCAACTGTTTCATCTCAACTTCTACATTAGGAGGAGTAAATGTGTTAACTAGCCCGACCCAACTATCGGAGAGTATAGTTCCTGTGGATGACTTGATTGGGCCATAAGCAGGTGCGCCAAATGAGAGGATTGAACACTCTATTGTTCCTGAACTAACATCAGCACCGTTGCTGTCAGTTGGTGCGGAATCTAGAGTAAGAGCAGTTGCAGTATTGGAAACGACTGTTCTGTATGTTGTCGCTACATTTGATTGAGTTGTAATCTTAGCAGTGCAACCGACATAGAGATTGGGAATGAGTTTAGTCACTGATTGCTGTCCACTGCTTAGTGTCACAGTGAGACCACTACCACCCAATACTGCTTGGTCAAAGAAAAGGTCTAATTCCGGGCATAATCCAACTTGTGCGTTTGCTCCTACAAATACTTCATTACTTACCATTTTTCTTCCTCACAATGTCGCTCTTGCAAACCGCTTTAACTCTACTCCAATCTTGTATCCCAATAGTCTTTTCCCTCTATCATTGGCTTCATTTCTAGACGTTAATCGTATTAAATCTGCATCTCCCAAAGCCGCCGAAGTGTTATCGGCGGGTGTTGCATAGACAGTTGGCCTAAAAGCATTGTTTTCAAAGATGTATCTGACTATCTTGTATAATGCCTCTAACCTATCCCTAGAAAACGTGTTACTAGTCATATCTCTTCTATGTAAAACCCTCAAATGAAGAGTGAAAGAGAAGTCCTCACTTCTAGCAGCATAATCGATAGTAGGATAGGAAGTAGCGGAACTATCTTCAAAGACAATTATCACAGATTCAGAATCTATGTCTACTCTTCTACCTTCTTTCGGTTCTATCGAACGTATGTCGATAAACTTAGGTGTGGCATTATGGTTAGCCGTTATTTCACCTGCACTAACTAAAGCAGCCGCCGATGCAGACCAGTTATCTTGCAGAAGCCTGATGATTAGAGTCACTTCATCCATATCTTCAACTTCTCCTTAAGTTCCTTGTCATACGCCTTAGCAAACGCATCTCTAGCATTCCTCATAACCATCTCATCGGAGAAACTAACATCAAATCCAATTATGTCTTCTAGTTCTTTCAAGAGTTCATTTCTTTCTTGTTCCTTTTTTAGAATCTCAAGATACTTCTTCTCTGCACTCATAATATCACTAATCAATAAAATGTATGATATCTTTCTTGCCGTTTAGTATCTTATTGGCTTCCTCAAGAAGTATATCGTGCTTAGTTTTCAGGTCTATGTTAGAGCCTGTTTCAGCAATGAGTATTGAGTTGTCATCATGACGTATGACCTCTGCCGCTACTAGTTTAGTAGTAGCATCGTGTATGGTAGCAGGAACTCTCTTCTCCCCACTGACATATGTTACACGAACAGAGTGTGAATGAAGGAATGGATAATTCTTCAAGAAGAAAATCTTACCGTCTTTTCCTATCACCCAATAATCTCCTAGTCTTCTTTGGTCTTGGTTGTCTGTGAACTGAGTTACTGTTCCAGCCGTTGATGATATAGTGCAAGCAGAGCCATCATCCCCCATCAGAAGAGAGGAGATTACAACAGTATCCCCTGCTTCACTGTCTGTTGTAGCATAGAAGAAATCAGAGATATTGACAGTAGTTGCTCCTTGAGCGGTCACAGTCTTAGCAGTAGTTTCACCAGTGAACTTCGCAGTCTTATGTGGGAAGACCTCGTTGATTGCATCGGCTATCTGACTAGCAGTTGTCTTAGGTCCATAGTTATCGAAGAACTCTGTTCCTTTATCTAGATGGAATGTATATGCTCCAACTCCCAACACAATTCTCCAAGAGCCACTCTCAGGGCCACTTGGTACTTTTATCTTCGCAGTTGCAGAAGCCAAGTCTACATATTCAGTTCCTTGCCAAACCTCTAGTCTTACAATCTTCTGAACATCAGGTCTCTCTAATTGAACAAAGCCAATGTAATCTTTGAATCTGTTTACTGGATAAGCACCCATCCTGAAAGCCTCGAATCCATGAAACTCATGGTGATAAATAACAGGTCGATAAGAATGCCCAACCACATCATCAACCCTCTCCTCTGCTCTCTTGATTAGATTACCAACTTCAGCAATAGTAGGTGTAGTGGATGAGGTAAAGGCATTTATCTGCAATAGTTGAGATACATCAGAATGCGTTGTATAGAATCCTCTACCTAATGTGTAGTTTGGGTTAATGTTAGTAAAGTCACTTGGGGATGATAGTTTTGACATTTATTCAACTCCTGAATTTCCGGGTCTTAGCCATGAAGGTCTTAACCCCCCTGACTATATCAGATATGCCCTCCACCTTATCTCTTTCAGTGATAGCGAAAGCACCTTCTTCTGCTAATCTTAATTCCCCTGTCTTGTCTAGTATCAAACCATAGTCAAGAACATCTTGTTTCTCCTCTGCGGATATAGTTCCCTTTAGAATGGATTGATATCCACTCACAGATATAACAAAGGTCATCTTTCCCACATCTAAGTCTAGATAGTTTCTAGTGAGTTCGGAAACAGTTGGCTCACGCCCTGCACCTCTCATCTTCTTATCCCTGTCTCTAGTTCTTCTTGCTTTCATGAAGTTTGACCTCTCTAAGATTTCCTTAGCGATTTTATCTTCTTGTTCTTTGGTGAGTTTTATGAAGGAAAGCAGATACTTTGCGGCTTTCTCTCTTTCAGTCTTTACCTTGGCATCGTACTCTCTATCGCCAAGTGTGTATTTAGAAGGTATGACTTTGTTTCTTTCCCCATCGAATTTCATAGTAATATCCATCTTAGGGGGGTTTATGCCTAATAGGGTATTCATTCTAGTGGAATTTAGCGTAGCGGTTTCTTTCTCTTTGTTAGGAACTAACCTCAAATGGTCACTGTCGAAATCATCAAACCCATCATCCTTCAATAGTGCTTTCAGATATGCCTCCAAATCCCATGTGTAGAATATCTTGCCTTTCGTTGATGAATCACTATCGTTTTTATCTAGGTATTGCCCAATCTTACTTTCATCGAAGAGACTCTTATCTTTATCAACAGTCTCCATTACCTTAGATGGTTTGCCTGTTTTAGAACTACCTTCGTATGTCTGACCCAAGTAAGCAGGGAGTAGTAATTGCTGAAATGTAACGTCCTTCTCTCTTATATTAGTAGCAACAGGAGAAGGTTTGTTCTCTATGCTTTGCTTGTAGTCCTCATATGCCTCATCCGATTTGAAATCATCTCTAGTCATTGAACCTCCACCAAACAACTCAAACATTGCAGAGCCTTTCTTTCCGGGTAGGTTATCCTCTAATTCATCAACAGTTTTAGCCACAGGAAGGGATAGTGCTTTCTCCACAAGTTCCCCCATGTATTTTTTATACTGTGCAAACTCTTCCTCTGTTTTGAAATCCTCTTTTGTAAGAGACATCAATATTCTAAAGTCTCTCCTGACTGTTTGCTGTGTGAATCTCCTACTGTCTTTCATTTGACTCTGAAGCATCTTTAGAACTAATGTCCTTAGAATAACAGAAGCATCAGTAGTGGGGGTAACAGTAGCAGCCTTGACATCTGCTTCGGTTAGAGTAAATGTATCTTCTAGGTCGCTATCATTACTGCTGTCGATAGTCAAACTCATACATTAAATTCCACCTATGCCAACCACTTTGCCCATGCAACACCTTTGCTTAGAGCAGAGGCTAGACCAAGACCGCTTTGAGGCGGTGTGTATGATGGTTGACCAGTAGCAGGGTCAATCCAATATGGATTATTGAATTGGTCATACCCACTCGGAGGTATTGGATATCCACTTCCATTGTTCATAGCCATTTGCTGTTGCATCATTTGCTGATTCATCCCACCCATAGCAGGTGCGCCTTGTATGTTTGTAGGATTCATGCCTTGAGGGTTTCCACCTTGAGGCATACCGCCCATTTGTTGCGGCATATCTTGTGCAGGAGAAGCAAAGCCCTGTGATTCTAGATACTGCTGCTTTGCCATTCTTCTCTGCATGATAACTTCTGAGTTAACAGCACTAGCAAGAAGGTTGACAATATCCAAATCAATATTTTCTTGTGTGATACTTGTGAACTCACTTAGAGAGTCAGGATGTATCTCCAAATCTCCATTGGTGTTAGATACGAATTTCATTTTGACTAGCATCTGACTGACAACTCTAGCCATCACATCTTCCATCATCTTTTCAAATGCACTTAGGAATTGTTCTCCGTGGTATTGGAAGAACTCTTCCACATGATTCTCTTGCAAAGTCAAGAGGTTGTTAGTCATTTTAAAATTGGCTTGGCCCATTGTGTTTATCTGTGAAGATAGGGCAGAGTTGCTTGTTCCGAAGACACCCATCAGTTACTCTCCTCCTGTGTGGTAATCTTAACGCCTTCGGTCAATAAAGATTTAATCTTAGCAGACATGGCCGTGTTCTCTATCATCAAGGCATAGAGTTGTTCTTCCTTAGATGAGTTCTCTGTGACAGGAGGTTGTATTGACCATCCTAGAGATGTTAGAGAGTTTATGTCCTCTTGTTTTAATTGAGTTATTGGTCCTGATTTTACTAGGTTAACTGGATTCAAACTCTTAGCAGAAGGGATGTATGCACTGAAGGAAAGACCATGTTCCTCGGCTAGTATCTGTTGCTCTAGCATTTCATACTGCATGTGTATTGCTGCATGTTTCTCGCAGTATGTTCCTCTCATTGGATATCCCTTGCGAACCTTGTGCAGTGGAAGTGGAGGTCTTCTAGTATCGTCTGCCGTCCAAAATTTCTGTGTTCCACATATGACACATCTATCTTTGTAGTTGTACTTGAAGGAGTAAGGTATCTTGAGAAAAGTTTTCTTTTCCGGTTTCAATACCTTTACTATTTCTTTCAACTGTTTCTTTGGTTTTAGTGCCTTATACTCATAAGGCATTATTGGCCCTGCTGCTCTTGCGGCAGTCAATCTATCCATGAATGGATTAGGGCCAGCGTTCACTGTTGCATTCGTTGCTCCTATCAAACTAGGGGGGTTAAATTGCATTGACATTTTATTTTCTCCTACCTATCTAGGTCTTCCTTGCGGTCAGACCTGAGTAGTCTGACGTATCAGTAGTCTTTTATCATTGTTAATACTCCACGATATACCATTTCAGAATCAGATTTAGCACTAACTATGTATTTGTGACATGGTATGCCTGTCTCGTTTAACTTCTGAAGTCCGGGTTTGAATGAAGCGAATATAGGATGGTCTTCGATTTTTCCATTATGTGGATACTTGTCTTTCCATAGGTCATACTTGTTCGCCCAAAGACCGACTGCTAGAGGGTAGTCATGGTCTTGCTTTTTCTTCTTTCGACCTCCAATAGTCCAATATGAATTGCATATAGTATCAACTAGAAATGTCCAAGACAGTTGTTGCTCTATATCATAGTGCTTGTCTAGATGTCTATCATCAAACAGGAATATGACATACTTCACATGTCTTCCTCTCATGTCTCTAACCCATTCTTCCCAATATACAGTTTGACCACCAATATCGGCAGTCTTTACAGTATGTGCATCACCGTCTAGTTTCACGAATTTACGAGTAGCCCTATGTCTGCCAACAGTTCTTTTCTGTATATCAGGGACTTCCCCTCTAGTCATTAATTGTCGATGTAGAGTTGTCTTTCCTGCCTTGCTTGCTCCATATATGCCGAAATTGATAGCATGTAGTCTGTTATACAACTTATTCATAGCCTCTACAATTAGTATTGCAAAACCTGCCATCACCGACACGCTATCACCTCTTCAGTGAGTCGGATGTCGGAGAGCATTAAAATGGTTGAGAAGTCAATGACCGCCCCAAAGGGAACTTAGTATGTGCCAACCAACTTCGTAAAGGTTGATTCCCCAAAGAGAAATAGCATGTCCTACAAAGAAACTAGTTACTGAGGCGATTCCTCCCCACAAGTAGAATCTAGCCCTAAGAAACCATACATCAGCAGAATGCGCCCTTTGAAGGTCATAGGCTAGAGTAGATTCATCCATCCCAAATAGGATTTCACTTACCATCTAAATCACTCATTGAAACCTGTTAGGAAAGTTGGACTGACCGTTTGCACTTCTTGAGCGGTTGGTTGCATCACTGGTAGATTTGGGTCTCCGTATGCTGTCGTGCCAAACTGCTGCTGGAAGCCTCTGAAGGATTCTCTTACCCTCTTTCGGTTTTCCTCATCTCTTGCCTTTCTGTTCCAATAAGCATTGATTTGTCGCTGAAGTAAGAAGTCCTCTATGTAATCGTTAATCATCAAATCGAATAGTGCTTTCAGTATCACTATCCCTCCTACGGTTAGAACCCCGAATATCATAGCCACTGGATAAGGACCATAGGCACTCACAAAGGTAGAACCGTATTGCGAGAAGAAGTAAACATTGACACCGCTAACTGCTCCAACGAATAGAACAGTCATTATTAGTCTAGTATCTGTATCTATACTTGGCATGATAATCACCTCAAGCAAAGTTTACAGAAACAGTTCCTGTGCCAGTAATCTGAACGAAGATTCCATTGGCTACAAGAACTCCATGTAGGTCTTGCTCGATGGTTTGAGCAGTTCCTCCTGCATGTAGAACTAATCGGGCAACCTCCTTCTTGCCTGTTGTGGTTGAATTGTCACTGTCCCAAATCTTGACAGTCATTACAGCGTTTGCCGTTGATGTGGCATGAACGCTCATTATCTTAGCATGATGCTTTACTGCTACTGTGCTAGTAGAAAGTACGCCTGTGGAATTGCATGTTGGGGATGCCATTATTCAGCCCCCGACATCCTCTCTACCAAGTCTGCTTTCTTTCCATCAGTTGATAGTCCCTTCTCCTCAAGCATCCCCTTGAGTTGTTTCACTGTGTATTGTGAATAGTCAACAGTTTCCTCTACAACCTCTTCAGGTTCTTCAGGTTCTTCCTCTACTGCTGGTTCTTCTACGGGAGTCTCCTCTACGGGAGTCTCTTTGATTATGTTAGGAATGAATGACTTCTTTTTTGAAGGGAACAAAGCAGCCCTAACTGCCTTTGCATCTCCCTCTAAGCCAAACTCTCTCTTGAGTAGATTGAGTAAGTATTCATTCAATGTCAGGATGTCTGAGGAATCAGAAGCATCTAATTCTACTAGGAGTCCTGAATCTCCTAGCATTCCAACTGCAATTCCTAGTGGAACAACAGTTTCCTCTTGTGCTGTTAATGCATATGTTTGACCGCCTCTTCGTAGTAGAAGAGGTCCACTTGGTCTGTGTCTTACTAACTTTACTTTTGCCATTTTATTCACCTTTTTATTGTGGTAGTAACCCCTGCCCCGTATTAGGGGCAGAGGCCACTACTTTACGTTATCACTTAATCATTGTCATTTCAGAGATTACCATAGACACGGACTCTTACCATGCCTTCATCTCCTGTACCTGATTGTTGTGCAGAGCCAGTAGACAGGATAAGTTTGGCACTTGTTCCTGACTCGTATGCTCCTGCGGCACTGATGACGGCTCTTGCACTGTGTCCAATCTCCTCTACACCTGTTACTAGAACGCAGTGTAGGGAAGACAGACCCAACTCAGCAGCAGTCAGGGTTATTCCACCCTGAACGTATGCAGTTATGTTGACTATTGCATCAACCACATACTCGTCACCTGCGACCTTTGGGGCAGTTACGCCCTTATGGTCAGCAACTAGAGTAACAGCGTGTGTCAACTCTAATCACCTCAAGCACTCTTAATGTTGGTTATCTTACCTTGTCCCTTGAAGAACGAACATCCGGTCTCTCCCATAGTTCGATACATTCCTTGGTTTCCAAGTTTGCCAACACCGAATGGGTTTCCACTAGTGATACCATCCTCGAAATACTGAGTAGGCTTCATCACCGATAGCCACAGATGGTCTGTGTCTAGGATGAGTATGTCACTCAGTTCGTTGGTTGAGTTACCGCCAGTAGATGGCATGTCCTTGGTTGGGATGATTGGGATGTCGTAGTATGTTGCAACTCTGAATCCAACCTCTGCACCCTTAACACCACGAACTCCATTGTGGGTAGGTACGATTTCCTTTCTGTCCATGAATCTCTCTTGGCTTTGTAGCAAGTCAGCAAGGTGCTGAACAGTGTCATAGCCAGTCAAGATAACTTTCGGGTTTCCGCCGTTCTGCCTGATTCTCCTAATCATGTCATTAAGCATGGTTAGTGTTAGAACTCTAGCATCGCCACTACCATATCCTGCACCGAAGTCAACCTCTGCATCCAAGAAGGAAGCATCGCCAGTTGCAGCGTTGTTTGATACGTTGACAGTTCGGGAAGTTCCGAATAGGCGTACTAGGTCTGCTGCGGCTGCACTGTTGTTGTTGTTGTTAGCACTAGCATCCACTAGGTTTGCGTTATACATAGCAGCAATCTCAGCAGCAGACGAAACAATCTTCATGAGAGATGTGTAGTTTCTCTCAATGAGAGTTGCAGTACCGTCATCATATCTCTCAAGAGGCATGACTAGCATCTTGCTCTGAGTCTCTGCGTGTAGTTTACCCATGTCCTCACGAACGATTGCACGAATGTCACCAACACCGTCATCGATTGCAGCAAGTTCCATACCAAGTTCAGAGAACTCGAATAGATGAGCCACAGTCTTTGGACTGACGTATAGTTTCTCATACTGAGGTGCAATTGGTGGGATATCATTTCCACTTCCTAGAGTTGCGTTCTCACCAACACCACCGATTTTGTCGGGTCTTGGTGTGTCTGAACCTTCAGCACCGCTTCCGATTCCGAATGCAGAACCTGAGCCACCCATTGCTCTGCTCTTTAGAACTCTCCATCCACTAGATGTGTATGGCCTCTTTGCGAGCATAGCAAGAGGGTTAACCTCTTGGTTTAGCATTGACCATACTTTCTGTCCGTAAAGAACGTTGTATAGGTCTCCCAATCCAGCAGCAGCCGAAAACGGGTTGCTTGCTGCATCGTGGGGCGTTCCGAAACCACCAACAACACCAGCAGCCTTTAGCAGAGCATTGCCCTGTGCGCCAGCGTAGCCATAGGTGGCTGCTTCTAGGTCTTTTACTGTGTTAATATATCCACTCATTTTAGTTCACCTTCCTTGCGAGGTTGTGTATGTCTCCCCATGACATCTCAGCAACCGCATCAGCAGTTGTTGGGAATCCTTCAGGTAGAGAGAAAGCGACTTCTGTTGCTTTCCTAATCTCATCGTCTTTTGCGGTAAGGGACTTGCGTAGTTCTGCAAACTCCTCTTTGAGAGCCGCTACTTCTGACGAAGCATCGTACTCTGCTCGCTCTGCGGCTGATTTCTTAACTTCGAGTTCAGCAGCGAATCTGTCAGCGAATTGCTTCGATAGGTTATCGTAAGCCATTGCCTCTAGTTGCTCTGCTTTGTAAGCCTCGTAAGCCTTCTCCACATTCTCGGCACTCAAGTCGAGAGTAGTAAAGTCAGACCCTTCTAGACCCTTAGAGACTGAGAGGGCAGCAGGAGCAGCCTTTGGCTTTCCGCCACTTACTACTTCTTCTCCGGCCTCGTAATCTCTTGTCGAGTCCTCATCAAGAGCCTTGTCCATATCGTCCATGCTCTCAACTTCGTCTTCCTTCATCGACATTTTATCTGCCATGTCCATGCTCTCAACTTCTTCTTCTTTCATCGTTTCTTCTTCTTTCATTTCCATTGTCTCCAATTCATCTTCTTTTGTAACTGAGTCACCAGTGACCTCACGAACCTGCGTTAGCAGACCATTGAGTTCTTCCAGTGCTTTCGTCAATTTTTCCGTCATTTCTTTACCTCCTTTCGCTTTTAAAATGTCGAATTTCGCTTCAGGGTTTATTCCTTTTTCACATATAGTAACTTCATGCAACTCCAAGTTGTCAATCTCGTTGTATTCCCCGTATTCCTCCGATTTCCTTTCTCTCTTTGATATCGCTTGTCCACCGATACTGAAGGAACGTAGTGTGCCTTTTCTGATTCCTCTGTTAATTTCCTTTGCCTTCTCTATGTCATCTCTCATTTTGATAACTACATAGAATCCGACACCATCTACACCTGTCTTGTGTAATGTACCATTGGAATCACGGTATTGCTCTATCACCTCTCCTACTTGAACATTGGAATGATTTGACATGACGTTTCTGTAAGACTTCTCACTCATGAAATCTTTAACGGCTTTTTCAAGTGCTTCTAGTGTTATCAAGTCATTTTGCTTATCTACTATTTCGATGGATGCATATCCTCCGATTACTAGATTATCTGACTTGAGAATAGTGAAATCACTAGCACTCTCCTGTCTAATCAATACCTCCTGTTCAACAAACACTCACTGCACCTAAACTTCTTACTATATGAAGTAGGTGGTTATTCAGGTAGTTCTAAATTGCTATACTTGTCCTTTGTGATATCGATGATTCCCTCATCAGATTTATCGTCCAACATGTCTTGTTTCTTGCCTGTGAATACAATCCAAGACTTTTTCTCATCTAGAGGAACAACCCTGAAGTGTATTCTAGTTTGGAACTTGTCTCCTTCCATTCTATATTCATGATACCCATCTCGTTGAACGCCGAAGATAAGTTCTCCACTGTCTATTATCTTCGTGCTGTCTATCTTCTCAGATACCTTCGCTGGATACTTGCCGGACTTACCGAATAAGTCAAAGATGTCTTCAGGCTTTTCTAAGTCTATCAACCAAGCCATTCTGTCTTTGTCTGTTTGGATGACAAAATCCAAGTTACCGTCTTCACGTTGGCGAACTTCAAACTCTCCTGCTAGTTCATCATCTTCGTCCTTCTCTATATTCTCAGGAGATACATCAAACCTGTTAGGTGAAAGGAACACGAATGCATCTTGATTCTTCATCCAAGATAGTAGATTCTTTGGCTTGCCCTCAAAGATTTCATCATAGGCATCCTCTTCTGTTACTCTGAGTTTCTCCTCTAGTTCATCAAACTCCATTGCTTTCTGATTGTCCTCTATTATCTTCCTAATTGCTACTCTTAGTTTCGATTTCCTAGACTTCATTAGTTTCTCTAGTTGTTCCTTCCATACATCCATGTTATGCAATGCATTCTTCTGCATCAATTGGTCTCCATCGAAACCATAAACAGTGAAACCATCTAACTCATGCTTGCAGATTATCTCTGCTTCTCCATGAACATAATCAGTCACAATATACTTCTTGATTCTCTTTTTGTCTCTCTTCTCTTGCTGCAACTCTGCTATCACAGTCAATGGATTAGCCAAATCAGATGGCTTTACGAAAGGATGCTTAGGGACTAATGCTTTCTTGGTCTTAGTCGCTAGTTGTTCTAAAGTCTCTAGTTTGTCAGACTCATCCACTTCAGGTAACTCTATCACTTTAGCAGAATAGAGACTGAATCCCTTTCCTTTCTTGGTGACTTCATCCACCTTTACACGAATGATGCTTCCAACATCAACCTCGACTTTGGTATTCAATGCCTTACCAACAGGAAGGTAGTTCTTGTCATCAAGTTCCATTGTTTTCATTTCCCTAGTCTGTTCAGCAGTGAGAGGACCAATACCCATTGTATAGGAATGTAGGCCACTCTTCGTTTTCTTGTCTTCTAGAACTATCACATCTAGGTCAACGAACTTCTTCCACTTAATCCACTTCGGGTTCTTCTTCCTACCCATGTAGTAAGTTGATTCTATGTCCTTGATTACAACTCCTTCTGAGGTTGGCATCTCCATTATCTTCTCTGCATACTCCCCGACTTCCTTCATGGAGTCAGCGATTCTAGTATCTTTCTTTGAGGGGAAAGCAAGTTCTTCAGAAGAATGCTGTGAGTATTGATAGAACATTATGTTGATTCTCTCTCTTAGAGGCTCATCCATCAAGTCCTTTCCTTCGTGTTTCATCACATCAAACACATGCGCCCTTAGTTTAGTATCGGGTATCTTCTTCTTGAACACATGAGTAATCACACTTGCTCTATGTAATGCCTCATCTCCTTGAAAGAGAAGTAGTTCTCCATCCAGTATGCAATCTCCTATCCCTTTCTTACCCATCTTCTCGACTACTTCAGGACACTTATCAGTGATATCCTTCTCGTTGTATGAGTATATCTTGATGTTATCTCCCATCTTGTGAATCTGTATTCTCATTCCGTCATACTTCTCTTGAACAACATACTCACCGCTCAATCCCTTGATGTCCTTCATATCATCGAGTTCAAATATTCGATACATTGGTTTGTTCGGTATTATGAAATCAATGTCTTCTTTCTCCTCTTCTGACTTTGCGATGTCAACCTCTACTAGAGAGTCCCACTTTTCCTCTGAGTAACTCTCATCATATACCTTCTCTAGTAACTCTCTTGCTTCCTTGAACTTACCCTTTACTCTTCTAGAGTCCTTGTCGTCACCATAATGCTCTATTATGTATAGGGGGATGTCTTTGTCTTCTAAGTCTAGACCCATGTATCCTTGAGTTATCTCATCGGGCTTTAGGCCATTCTCTTGCCATGCCTTCTTTGGTATTGGGTTTGAATGGCTTCGCAATGCATAATGGATGAATGCTGCAAATGTTGCCTTGTCTTCTAGAAGAACCTCTAGAACCTTGTCTCCTAGTTGCTCAGAGAATGGGTCGGATGCTCCCTTCGACTCGAATCTCATTCTCTTTACATCTTCATAGACTCTTCTAGCAAGAAGGCTCTCAGCATCGAATATCTTGTCATCGAAGAGTTCCTTCTCTGTGATACTGTCTTTCAGTTCTGAGGCGAACTCTCCTAAGCCATCATATTCCTCACGAATAGACTTCACAGTTGACTTCCACTTCTTACCGTATTCCTTCGGATTCTCCTTTGCAGATAGATATGCATAACGCACCCTCTCAAAGAAATCTAGAACTCTTTTTGATAGAGCCTTAGTTTCCTTCTCAAAGGATACGCCTGATGTTGTCATCCACCATCAAAACCTTCGTGATTCAGGGCTTCTCTCAATGTCTTTAGAAGGAAGACCACTTGTTGTTAACATACTGAGTTTATCGACTTCTCTTTTCAAATCGTTACCAATTCTAGTTGCCTTGTCTCCACTAGCCTCTCTTAATTGGGCTGCAAGTTCGGTTATTCTGTTCATTGATACGTTCATCGCACCACTTGTTACATCTCTTGTTTGTTGCTCCGCCATGACTTTCAGCAAGTCATCAACAGCAGCCAAGATGGATTTCTTCATAGTTCCATCATTGACTTTATCCTCCTTGCCTTCTATATTGCTTAACTGAGGCATCTTCTCCTCAGAAGGATTCTTCTTGGGTTTCTTGACTTTCATCTCCTCTCCCATGACATCCTCATCAAGTTCTAATGTGCCAAGATGCTCTGCTTCTTGTAGAATCTCTTTTGCTTTTAGTATTGCTAGTTCAACTATTTTCTCTTCTTTCGTAACTCTCTCAGGCATTTGTTTCACCCCATTTTCTCCGTCATCTTGCGAATCTCATCCCAAGACATTTGACCACCATCAGGTACTTGCGTATTCGCAATTACTGGTGTTGGAGTTTCACGAACAACCAATCCTGACTTCATCAGTATGTTGTCCTTGTTGTATACGGCTTGCTCCAAGGCGTTAACCTTGTTTACAAGTTCTTTCATTAATAGTAACATTTCATTTTTTTCTTCTTTCTTACTCATCTACTTTCCCTCGCTTTTCTGTTTCTCTCTCGTATCATAGCCAGTAGTTCTGCTTCTTTATCCTCAGTCCTCTTGGCCGCTTCTTCATCTTGTCCGGTGGAGGCCGTTGTTGTAACTCTTGCCATCTCATCTGACTTCTCTGTGCCACAAACTCCCTTCAGTGTTTCAAACCAACTCATTCTAAATCACCTAACATTGGAAGGCTCATACCCTTATGCCACTCTATATCCTCAACGATTCTGAGTTTCATTTCTTCTCCTCCTTCTCTCCCTTTGGGTACGCTACACTTCTGATTTGGTCATACAGCGTTTGATAGTCTTTGCGAAGTTCGGCAGCACTTGCAAGTATGTCTAGGTTCTTCTCACGGAACGACTTCATCTTCTTGGCAAGCAGTTTGTCGTTCTTCACTAAGTCGAGGTCTTCCATCTCTTTGATGACATCTTCTAACTTCGTCATCTCCTGTCCCATGTACTCAGTTGGCTGAGTTGACTGAAGAAGTTTCTTTATCTTCTTCTTCTGCTTAGGCTCTAGTTTCTCTAGAAACTCGGAGGCTTTCAGTATCTCCTGCCATGTCATGTGGTTGCCTCCTGTGTATGCTCAGTTAATTTTAATTGCCCTTAATTTGTCCTTTCCAACAATAAATTCAAAGTTTCCAACTGTTACTTTAACAAGTTGTATCATCTTCTTTCTAGTGTTGTCAAACACATTTGCTTTGTCTGAGTCTTCTTCCATGTTTCTCAAATCCAAAACATGTTGAAGTATCTCCTCAATCTTATCGATTATCTGAGAGACAGTCTTTGCCACACTTTGAAAGTTATCAAACACGCTACTTTCTCCTAGATATGAGAACCCTGTCGTAATATCTTCTTCATCGTCTTGGGGTTTGTATTCCCAAGTAGTATCTTTAGTGTCGATTGTAGTCTCATCTTCTGATTTGGGTTTCTTAATTTTATACTTCTGCTCTAAGGTTATCTGTGCATCTCTTATCTGTTTTTCAGTTTCTCGTATCTTACTCTTTATCTTAGTTTGCTCACTAATAGGTGTTTGGCTTAACTTTTGTTTTAGTTCTTCAAGTGATGACTCACCTGAATTGATTTTATCCTCCAACTCCTGTATTTTTTTCTGTGTACCTTCTCTAACCTTCTGAGTTGTTCTTTGAGCAGCACTACTTACATTCTCAAATATTCTTCTTGTTGCTTCTCTGCGTTCAGGGGTGTCTTCGGGGAACTTGCCATCACGATAGTCTCTGCTTAGTTTCTGACGAACCTTTACTTCTTCCTTTTCCCTTTCCTCTTTGTCTTTGATATCCTTAGTTTGTTTATCTACTTCTTCTTCGATTTTTCTTTGTATGAAATCAGGGATAGGTTGTTGGCTAGGGTCTGCTGATTTAGAGAGTGTCTTTTCCTGCTCTTCCTTGAGCCTATCTAGAGTTAGAACGAGTTGTCTGAACTGAGATAATAGTGTGCTAGGGTTTTCTCCTAGTTCATCTACATCTATGCTTTGAGTATCCCTTAGCATCTCTTTTATTTTTCTAAATGCACTGTCTGACATTTTCTGTCCAGTCAACACACTTCTCTTGATACCAGCAGCATCTTCAAAGAATGACCTTAGAACCTCAAGAGATTGTCTGCCGTTGTATTCTCTCTCTACTTTCGAGAGGTCTAGTGATATCCCACTTGTATCGCCCGATATTTCTATCCCCAAGTCTTTTGCATCATCAAAGAATAACTTGAGCAACTCAGGGTCTGCTTCTTGGGTGATTATACTCTGATAGAAGTTGTCTATCTTATTCTTACTTGTACTTCTAGGAATTAGATATGACTTACTGAACTCTCTGATAGTTCCTCTCATAGAGGGGTCTGACACATCATTCGTTTTGCTGTATCTCTCTAGAATCTCTTTCCACATTGAGATTGTTGTTGCAGATTCTAATTTGCGTTTCTTGTCTGCTTCTGCCAGTTCCTCTCCTTCTTTGGCCTCACGTTCTTTCTTCCTTCTCTCTTCATCAATCAGTTCTGTTCCGGTCTTGCCTTCTTTTTCCGAAGGGTCTATTCTTCTTTCATTTCCAGCAGGGCCAACAAACTCAGGTGCTTCTGTAACAGCACCCTCATCATCATCATCTTCCTTCTTAATACGCAAGACATCCATGAAATCCTGCGTCAAGATAATCATCCCCACGGATTGTTTGGTGTTTTCGCTCTCTTTCTCTTAGGTAGTAGAATTGCATCAGGAACATCTGCTGTATCAGGTCTCTCCTTCTTCACGGCATTAGGGTCGATACCACCCACAGAGAAGTCCCTGTTCTTGGTGGCATTCCTACTGTGGTGAGCATATTGCTCTGCCCTTGCGTTCGCTAGTTCTTTTTCTAATTCTCTTACACCTTTCTTTTCTTCTGTCATTTCTTTTCCTCCCTTAGTTGTTTGAAATCCTTACCATCGATGTCTCCATCTCCGTCTTTGTCAAGTTTCTTCTGTCCACCATAAAGTGTCTTTTCCATTTCTTCTGCAATAGCAGGGTCAACAGGATGTTCCCTTGCCTCATGCATGTCTTTAGCAGGTTTTATTCCACCTTCTTCTGCATCCATTTCCATACCAGCATCAGGCATCGGCATGTCAGTTTGTTTAATCACATTCCACCAATTCATCTCTCTCACCACAATTTTTTACATGCAAGGCACTTGGGGGTAGTAATTCTACCTTTACATTGGTCACAGTTATGCCTCGCTCTGAAATTCTTTCTCCTAGCGGGGTTTCTATGTGTACCTCCACCACGGTTCTTACCCTTTCTCTTGTAGTTACCGTAGCCTTTAGCACCAGCATGAATCTTCTTTCCTTCATGAGTCAGCATCATGATTTTCTTTCCTTCTCTATCTGAAGGATATACAGTTCCAACTCGCATATCTTTCTTGTCCTTCTTGACAATACTAAACCAACTCATCTAACCCCTCCTTTCAAACCAACCACGAAGTCCCTTGTCTTCTTCTCTGCTAAACGTACCTGCCTTTCTTTTCTTCGGTTTCCCGCCTCTTCTCTTGTAATCTTCACAAGCAGAGCAGGTTGGTCTGCATCTTCTCTTTGTTCCCTTGGATGCATCCTTTCTTCCACAAGGCTCTGTTCCGGGTTTGTCATCTTCACATGATGCACAACTAACCCAATCCTTGACTAGCATCTCTTCCCATGATTTCTTCATGTCACCATCTAGATATGTCTCACCAATTAGTGTGCCAGCCTTCTTTCCTACTTCGATGTCACTTGGGTAATGGTTGCCCATCTGAACTCTAGACAATGATATCTTAGCAGCCATCTTATCCAACTCCTCTTGCTTGTCGGGATACTCCTTACCTAGAATCTTGGCTAAGGCGTATGCTTCTATCGCATGACCACTTGGAAAAGATGGACTATCATCCGTATCTGTTGTAGATTCTATCTTATCGGATATCTCGTAAGGTCTTGGTCTTCCATATTTCACCTTGAGTTTGATTGTGTGAATATCAATATCCTCAATCAAATCTTCTCTATCCTCTTTACTCTCACCAACAATCTTCAACATCATCTCGTTGTTGTTTTGGTCTAGGTCTTCTATCTCATCCTCGTCAATTTCTTTTTTCTTCATTATGGCTAGAACCTTTGGAAGTTCTTTCTCATTCTCAGGATGCTCATAGTCAGGAAAATCTACATCGAAAGAGGGTTCTGACTCGAACAGTCTTCTCTTTTCATCTGATAGGTTCTCAGGTGTGTATTTCGATTCTGCTTTCTTAACTGAGTTACCCCAATTAGCAGCACCTACTTTTCTGCATTGTACTAATGCACCTGAAGCATAGGCAGAAGGCCACTTCTTGTATCTGCTTCTGACCTTGCGGTAGCAAGCGTCTTTCTCTTTCTTCAATTCCTCAAACCAAAGAGTCATTTCTTGCCCTCCAAATACTTCCTAATTCTTTCATCTGTCTCTGCATTACGCTTTTCTGTTTCTTCTTTCCACTTCTTAACAATGTCAAGGAGTTCGCTCAACCTACTCTCCTCTCCGTTCGTGAATCAACATTCTCATTACCTGCTTCTCTAGGTAATCCTGTGAATCTCTTATCAGGGCCAGTTTCCATAGATGGTTTGTTTCTAGTCTCTCCACCGCCTTGACCACCCATCAAAGCCTGTTCTTGTAATTGTCCTAATTGACTTGCATCGATATCAGTTCCTGCGTATGGGTCAGTCTCTACTTCCCCCTCTGCTGCTTCTTCCGGTGGTGCTTCGGGTTTAGGGTCAGGCTTCTTGAAAGTGAATCTGCCTTCGTCATCCATGTCAACCTCAAAGCCGAGGTTCTTGATTGACGCTGCTACGTTAACTTCAATCTCCCTCTTTCGTAGTTTGGCAATCTCATCTTCTTCTTCAGAAGGCGGTAGTTTCAACTGCCAATCTGTGATTCCAAACTCCTTTGTCATGAATGGGAACACATACTCATTCCAAATCGTCTGTGCCATCTCGACTGCTCTGTTGGTTACGAGTATCTGCATACCCTCGTTGTTGAGACCACCACTGGCAGAGTTGTCTGCCATGAATATTTTACTTACTCCATAGAAGGCAGCGATTCTATCTCTCAAGTCTTCCTTGACTTGTATGTAGTCCATTTCCTTGAGGCTGTCCATGAACTTGACCCATTCAACTGCACCTGTTTTCCCTTCGCCTTCTATTCCCATAACTGGAATGAAGTGAGGGTCTTGCTCCATCTTCTCCTTGACACCACGCCAAAAGGACTTCATTGATTCCATGTTTCTAGTTTGAACTGCAAGTATTCCTCTTGGCATCCTAGCCTTCGTGTATGAAGAGTTCACATAGTTCTCCATAGCAATCAAGGTAGTGATGTGATTCCAAAGAGTCATGATTGGTGATTGCCCATACAATCTTGAAGGGGCATACTTACTGAAGTGTAGAACCTCACCCTCGATGAAATACTGCTCTTTTCCGTTTGCTCTATTGACATAATGCACTGGATGCAATTCAGAGCCGCACATCTCACAGGAGTCTGTCATAGACTTGCTGACGAAGTTACGATGATTCAAACAAGTGAATCCTTCATTCCCTCTCGTACCGTTCTCATCTGCATATATATGCATACTAACAGGGTCGCCACGATAGACTTCCTTTATTCGATGCATACGAATATCGCCGTTTCCATCTACGAAATATTCCTTGACCATGACCATGTATGCATCATCCATGATGTTCAAGTCGTCTTCCATCTCCTTCAGAACATCAACGAACATCTGCTCGCCTTTGTTTACATAGCCATCTAGTAGTTTCTTGATGTATTTCAATTGGTCTCTATCAGGCTTTATTAGATTCTGACTACTACAATCTACACACTCTGTCACGGCTTGCTTGTGTTCTCTTCCACAGTCACCACATCTAGCAGTAAACTTCTCTTCCCAAGTGTATCCTCTTCTGAATATCTCATTCTTTAGTTGAGTGATACAAGTTCTAGCAATCACAGATTGGTATGTGACATGATAGATTATTGGGGCTGTAATGAGATAGGATGTGTCTTTCTCCTGAATACCCGGATTGTATATCGTTCTGTCTTGTGGCTTCGGTGTTGTCCTGCGTGTTAAACGCTGAAACAAGGAGGGTCTTTTTTCTTCTACCATTTTATTCTACCTCGTTTTTTATCACTGATTCTAACTTATCCATCTCTCTTGTCTTATCATTCTCATAATACTTAGCAACAGTATCGATGTCTATGTTATATTTTGCGAAATCGTAGTTCTTGTCATCTTTGTGGTTCTCATACTTCATTAATTTGAATAGTTCTTCCTTACGAGCGTTATACCAAGTAGCCTTCTTATGGCTCTTTTTCATACGCAGTAGTTCAACCAGTATCTCCGCATTCTTCTTCTTCAACCTGAAGAAAGGCATACACTTGCTCAGTATCTCTCCTACGTCTTTTCTAGAATAGAAGTTTAGTCGATTGATTGGCTTTGTGTCTTGTGGAGATTTTTGGTCTAAGTGTAGTCTACCACAACCTAGTGATTTATGCATCTCCAACATGAACGCCTTACCTCTGTCTCCGGTTGCTACCAAACCTATTCTTGGATTGTGATTCTTATCCATTGTTATGTATCCATCCGAGTCGATGAATGCAGCAGTGTAGGCATATATGTCCTTCTTTATCTCATCACTCATCTTGTATAATGCACCATCTACGACTGTCACATTAGCAGAACGTGCCATCTTGGATATCATAGCAGGAGATGTTTTCTTGAACAAGTTGGTTGGTAGTCTTTCGTGAACTTGTCTTGCTGAGATTCCTTGTTCCTCGCTCACCAGTCTTACTATGTGTCTCTTGATTAGTTCCTTTGGCCCGATGTTAATTACATACTTCTTGATTTTACTGTTGACTTCTCTCTTGGTGCTTGCCATTTCTTTAGTCAACCTAGCATACTCTTCACCATATGCCATACCATCCCTGTCTAGTCTTGCCTCCCAATATTTGCATAGGGTATCTACTATCTCTCTACGAGTATCTTCATCGTGAATGAGAGACAGTTTGATTATGTTCTCTTCTGAAAGAGTCAAGTCCTTCAATGCAGGTTTGTATTTCTTAATCCAATATATCTTGTTGACATTCTCATCTAGATGTGATGAATATGCATTGATTAGATTGTCTATTGATTTTGTCACGGCTATCTTCGGTTCTCCCTTTAGCGTTCTTCGATAAGTTCTGAGTTCCTTTATCATATCAGGGATGTCCTTACCTTCTATCTCATACTTTTTCAGATGGGTTCTCATTTCCTTCCTTGCCTTTGAGAGACCAACGTTGTATTCTTCTGAAAACCTCTTGATAACTTCAAAGTGACTAGTCAGTGGCTGCTCGTCCAACCATTGGCTTTTGAGAGATTCTGTGAGTTCCTTCTGTCTCTCTTGGAGTTCCTCTTCTTGGTCAGCGAGTTCTGCTGCTTCCCTGAGTTTGTCTCCTTTTTCTCCCATTCTTTCACCTCAAAAGTTGATACCCATGACACCGGATACACTACGCCGAGTAGTAGTAGGTTCATCAAAGATGTCCAAGTCATCAAGTAAAACAAACTGTCCTCCCGTTCCTTGTGAAGCAGCATTGGCAAGTGCCAAACTCATAACCAAATCGTCATGTGCGCCAACTCCCTCAAACTTCCCTGATGCTGTTATCGAGAACATGGATAACTCCTCAATTAATGCACCAGTGAGTCTCCTACTTGCATTGTCACCATAGGGCATGATTATCTTCTGATTCTCAATATTCATTTGAAGATTTAGAATTATCTCCTGTTTCTTCTTTCTCGTTGTGTTGAAGTCTCTGACATTCAAATCTGTCATGTTCTTCAGTTCCTGTGTAAATGCCTTTGCAAATGTGTTGGTCTCAAACAGAATCTCCTCCGGCTCAAACACCTTGCCAATCAATCGTATCTTCTCGATGTTCTCCCTGAACTCTATGTTCTTCGCTCTATCAACATGGACGATTGCCTTGTTCTTATTCTCATCTACCTCTAGGACTGTGATAACATTGTAGTCTCCATCAGTCGAGATAGCAGGGTCAACACCAACATAGTATTTGTATCCCTTATCCTTTCTATTTCCAAGTTTCAGAACATACTCCTTGTTCTTGCACTTCTCTATGAACTCAGGATTGAATAGAGCAGTTCCTGTGGAGATAGGAACACACAGATACTCTCTTGTAAACTTCAGAGAACCTATCTCAGCCTTTCTTTGCATTAGTGCGTCATAGTCCCAACGCTCAGGCCAAAGAGGTTCGTTCAATGCATCGAGACATGGATACTTTGTCACAGTGTATGCTTCATTCTCTTCCAATTGTGCGAAGATATCAGTGTAGGTAAACGGCGTTCCAATCATCCTGAGTTTGGAAGTATGATGCAGAGTCGGAATCATGTCACCGAAGAACCAATCTGTTACTCTCTGAATACCAGCGAGACTGAACTCTTTCAAGGGGTCGTCAATGATAATCTCCTGTGGGTGAAGACCACGAATCTGAGAACCAACGGAACGCTCTAGAATCGCATTGCCGTTGGTAAGTTGAATATTCCCAATTGCCCATCCACGACTAGGCTTGAATTGTTTCAACGCTGGATGGTTGAAGTATCTATCAATTTCCCTCATGTGAACAAGTGTCTGCTTTTGGTTCGATGATATGTATAGCATCTGAAAGGGAGGCTCTTGGAAAATTAGATTCCATACAACCCAACAATGCATGAAGACTGACTTTCCGTGGTCTCTGCTACAAACAATAACTGTCCTGTCTGTCCTCTCCATAGACTCTAGCCACTCTTTCATGTATTCGGGATACATCATTCCTAGTACATTCTTGAAGAAATATGGAAAGGATGTCTTAGACAACTCCATGTCCATAGAAGACATGAAATCTAGATTTTCCATGTCAGTCATGTCGAGCCTCCAAATATGTTTGTGGGTCGGTCTCTTCTGCCTTTACCTCTCTGTGTAAGTCTGCGTAGCCTTTGCAACCGATTTTTTATCTCATCAATGCGGTCAAAGTTCTTCTCTTTTTGTTGAGGGGTAATTTTTCTGTTCTTGTTCTTCTTGTAAAGACTCTCTAGTTCCCTGTTTAGTTTTCTACTCTCTTCGAGTGCGTCTGCTACATTGGTTTGGCTTTTTTCTGCCATGACCTCACGGAGTCTCCTTTTGTCATCCTCTCCCCAAATCGGCAGTAGTGCTTGAAATGGTGATGAGAATACTCTCTTCAGTCTAGCGACATCGCTTGTAGAATAAACACTATCAAACAATATCACTGAATCAGTGTTTCCCAAGTCTTTTGGTTTTGCAGGTCTATTGAACTTTGAGGGACGCATAGATGAAGTATAGGTGTCTTCAGGTTTAAGCCTTCTAAACGATACGACATAATCTGAATTGAATGGGTCTGAGAATGCTATGTGTAATCTTCCAACTGCCCCTTTATTTCCTATCGCCTGTGCAATTCCTTTCAGGTTTCCTTCTATTTTATTTCCTTGAAATTTCTTTTTTGCTGAGTATTCAAAATGTGGTCTAGTAGTAGCGACATTTCTCAAGTTGTGGAAGAAATCTTTCTTTTCTCTTATCGCATCGTCATAGGACTCCGCATCCTTCTCAGGAGGTACGCCTAAATCCTCTCCTCCTAGTTTGAGTATGTGAAACCAATTCAATCAGATTAGCCCCCTAGCGAGAATGAATCTCCAACCCAAGTTCTTCTTGATTCCCCAATCATCTCCATATCTCTGTCGAAACTTATCGACTAACTCTTCGGGTATTCCCATCAAGTCCTCAGTTTGAAACTTTAGATTTCTATGCAAACCAACCCATGTTTGCTGTGGTATCTTCGTAGACCGAAGCCCTAGAATCTTAGGCTTACCTGCTAACTTGTCCATTCTATATTGCAAGAGTGCCTTCCAGTTTCCACCGCCTTTCGGTGCATTTCTGTCTCTCGCCTTCAGGCCACCTAAGATTCCGTAGTCTCCTTTGTCACTATAACCAGCAACACCAACGACCTCACCATCGTTTGTTCTGACAACCCAATTATCCAAGTCATACCAAGAAGGAGCGTTTCTCACAAATGGGTCATCAGGGTTGTCCCTGTTCCACATGAAGAAGGCATCATCCTTCGACACTTCCTTGATTTGTATATCTGCCATTTCCTCACCTAAAGTTCGCTTTGAGGAAATAGACCCCCTCTTGTGGAATACCGTACTTCGTGCCGATGCTTTGCATAGAGTCAATCTCTTTCACTACTTTCTCTATTTCCATAGCAGTCATATCCACCTTGTACTTGTCGTTCATAACATCAATCGCCTCTGACACAGCATCGTAGTTTTCTATGTTTGATATGCCGTAATAGACAGGCTTGCCCATCATCTTCCTAATTTCGTCATGTGCCTTCAGGAGAAGTGACTGTTCAGCAGACTTGGTTATCTTCAGGTCTACCTCTGCCTGTTGTATGTTTCCAATTAGTGCTTCTGACCCCTTCACCTTGTCTTTGTATTCGGGTTTGTTGACTATTAGGTGATTGAGTATGGACTCGAATGGGTATAGTTTCTGTGATTCATATTCCTCAGACCACTCATTTGTCATTTTCTTAGTGCCTCCAATGCCGAATTGCATCGGCTTTAATTTAGCATCATCGAAAATATTGTGCAGGAAATTACCAAACTCAGTGTTTGTCATCTCTGTGAGTTCACCCTGAAATATGTCATCTATCATGTCAGCCAAGTTTTTTGTTACCTTCATTAACTCATTCTGCTTTGACCCCACATTCAATCCAACCAATACTCTTGTGAAGTCTCGTATCTCTTCGATTTGTGATAGACTCAGTTTGAAGTCTGTGCTTTCCATTCTAAGAACATGCATGAATGGACTGTCTTCCCTTGTTGTTTCTTGGGCTATGTTTTCAATTGGCCGACTTCCCACTTTGACGATATAACCTAGTTTCTCATCCGAAGGCTTGAACTTGCTTCCGCTTGGGTCAATGAAGAAGTCAACAATACTGTCTATTAGGTTCTCAAACTTATCACTCATATCGAGTGTCTTCAATTCTCTAAGGTGGGTGTTCCCTGCTCCTGCTCTAGCAAATGTGACTCTAGGTGAACGTGCTTCTCTGATGGTGTTACCCTCATCGTCCTTTCTTTCCCTCTGACCAAGACCTACACTGCTGCCCTTGGAACTCCTCTCAAAGTCAGACCCATACTCAATGAACTCGTTAACTAGTTTCAGATACTCGGCTATTCTCTCATGCACTTTATCATCTTCTTCTCCACCCTTTATCTCCTTCATCAATGGAAGATACAAATTATCGAGAGAACCGACCTCCATCCTCTCAAGGTCTTTCATGTATCTATCTAGGGCAGGTATCAAATCGCTTCGCTCTATTAGAACGAAACCAGTTTTCAATCTTCTTTTTATTTCGTTAAGTTGCTTCTTCACCAACGTTCCTGCGAGTAACTCATCTGCCTTTCCTGTCTTTATCGCATAGGCGTAAAGTGGGTCTACCTTGGTATTCATGAGATTGTTGATTTTATCCTTCAACTCTTCTTCTTGGTCTTGAGCCTCCAATGATTCAACTAATTCGCCATACCTACTGACATCATCCTTGTACTCTTCTTCTTGCACAATGAAATTCTGCTTTGGGTATCTATTGATGTCCTTCAAGAAATTCTTGAATAGAATCACTGATTTGCTTTCTATGTTATCTATGTCCTCAATCTCTACTCTATCATAGAGGCTAATATAGTTCAAGTCATTAGTTTTGACAGCCTTCAACTCTCCGAAGAGTTTCTCCAACTCGCTTGAATATTCTGTTTTGCTATCCAATTTGTCTATTGCATCCTTGAACGCATCGTGTGATTTTTGGAACTCATCGAACTTGTCATTGATACCACTCCAATAATCGTAAATCTCCTTTCTCCTCTTGATATCCTTAGTGTCTACCCTGCCTATTATCTGAGAGCCTCGTAGTTCAGAGATTCGATATTGACCCTCTCCCCTCTCTTTCTTGTCATCCAACTGCTTCAACATATTCTTGAATGGAAGCATGACAGGAATCAGGTATTCAGGTATCTCATTATCTAGGACTCGTATCGCAGTAACAGCCTTAACCTCAGAATCGAACCCTAATGATATGTTCTTCTCAACATAGTTGTTCCACGCCCTATTTGTTCTACCGACCTTCTTCTTTGGTGGGTATCTATCGAAGTAGAACTTGACAATCCTCTCATCCAAATTCTCTCCTCTAATTTTGAACATGCCTAGTATGTCCAATAGTTGTCGGTCTTTCTTTACCTCATTCACTATTTCAGACCCACTCAACCTAACTCTATCCGCTTCAGTTCCCTCTCTTACAATGTCGAGGCTTCTTGCAATCAACTCCTCAAGCATTGAAGTCTTCTTCTTTGCTCTCAATAGATTCTTGAAGTTCTCAAATTTATCCTGTATCTCCTGTTGAACATCTGCTGCTATCGCTGCTGTCTTCTTTCTTGTTCCATCTGCATTTAGAGAGAGTCTTCCTTGTAGGGACTTTCCTCGCATGATGGCTATATCGCTTGCTTCTCTTGAGTTTGATTTTTGCTGAAGGAAGACATAGAGAGCATCATCGGGGAACTTCTTCATGTCCCTGAGTTTTAGTTTCTCGGTAATCTTCTGCTTCGATGCAGGTTTAGCAGCATCATCAGCATCCATGTCCTCTTTGATTTGGCTTATCATTTCCTCGTCTGAGTATTTTTTCGGGACTCTTTGTGTGCTTTCGACTATTTCTGCTAGATAGCCATCCTCAGTTTGTTGTGATTTAGGTGTGCCTTTTGGTGCTGGAACAGGGAAACCTGCTGCATTCTTCTTAGGTCTCTTCTCCTTGACTTTCTTATCCTCGTATTCTTCTAGCCCTCTTGCTTGCATCTCATTGACCAGTTGCTCAGTTGTCATTTGCTCAGGGTCTTTCCTAGTCATTCCTGCCTTCTTCTTTGGAGTTCCATCTTCATTGAACGATGCCTTTGGTTTGTCATTAGGCCAAAAGTGTTCAGCGTTCAATCGATTCATGTATGCATCGAGTTCTTCTTCGCCTCCTTCCATCAGCGAGGCAAAGGCTCGATTGTAATCCACTTGTGGTTTCATTCTCTAACCCCCTGTGATATCTGAATCCAAATAGCAGGTTCTACAAACCCGCCTTCAGGACTAGGTATCTTGATTCCCATTGCCTTGCCCTCTGCACTTATGTCCTTCATTCTATCCTTCACACCATCGAGGAAAGCCTTCCTTATCTTGGGATACTGTTCAATCACCCTTTCCTTGAACTCCTCGGATGTTATTTCTCCGTCTGCTAAATCATACTCGTCTTCTTGTATGTCTCCTGCGTCATACAATTTACCCAATTTATCCAATGTGGTTACTATGTGGGTTAGTGTCCCATCCTTTTCGTTAGGAGTCATTGAGTTGTCTACTACATCTCCACGAATGACATCCTCAAGAACAGACCAAGCATCTACCTTCTCATTCTCAAAGTATGTGAGTTTGGCCTTATCTGCTGATAGTGCTTGCATTGTATTGTCTGAACGCCTTAGTCTCATATTGTTAAGAGCCTCAATGACATCATCGATGTCACCTATCTCTTCCTCGACATCATCTATCGACTCGAAGGAATCGTTTATTCCAAGTTTCTTTATTGCCTTCATGAACCTGCTTGCAGATTCATCATCCAATGCTTCGACTAACTCATCCCTTATCTCTTCAGTCATGGGGTTTCCTTCGTCATCGGACATTGCTTCCTCGAACTCCGCATTGGCATCTTCGTCTGCTCTTATATCTGCAAACATCTGCCGCTTTGCTCTGTTCCCCTTCCTTGAGATGTCCTGCCATTTCTTCGGGGATGTGTCAGATGTGATTTTTATTCTCTCTTCCCTTTGTTCAGGAGTCTCGTTCTTCCTACCATAGAATGCCTCGATGTCTTCTTTGTACTTGTCATAGATTACACTGATGCTCGGACCACTGACGACTTCGTTGATTATTTTCTTCAATCCTCTGTCTTCTACGAGATTACGCTTCTTGTAACTCGTTGGTATTGCTGACTGATTCATCGCTTCGTTGTTGAGTATGAACTCCAATGAAGGAGATATTGCCCTAGTTGCAAATATGTATTTTGCAGTTCCAATGAGGTTAGAGTTAGTGTCTCCATAGATGAATGGCAACTTCTTGTTTACGTTGGCGACATTCATTATCTTCTTGATGTAGTCAATAACTATGCTATCACTTATGCTTGTCCTAATCTCCACTTGAGGAACTCCACCTATCTTCAGGATTTTCTTTATCTTCGCTATCTCAGGATACTTATCCTCGGAGTCAGATAACAATGCTCTTCTAAGGCTCTTGTTAGACTGTATGAAATTCCTCGCTCTTTTGTTTCTAGCATCTAGTTGTCCAGCATACTTATTTTTTCCTCTGCCTTCTAGGACTTCTAGAAGTTCTGCATATTTTTTGTTCTCTATGAAACTCTTGATGTCCCTGTCTAAGTTTCCTCTCTTGTTAGTTGCACTGGTTTTCTTCGGTGTTATTTTACTCAGTCTTTCGATGATAGCATCAATGTTAGGAAAGATATCGGTATCCCTCAACTTGAAGTCTGTTCCTCTAATGTTTACAGTTTCACCTTGAAGGAGTCTTCTTGCTTTCTGAGCGGTTTGAACTTGGGAGGAACTCAATCCATCTTTCGTATACTCTTCCCAACTATCTTCTTTCGAGGCTGCTTGCCAAATCTTGAATGTCGGTGTGTTCGGTTTCACTGGAAAGTCCTTGACTTCCTGCTTCCCAAAATCGAAGAGGTTTGCATCCTTCGTCTTTGCAGATTCTCTCTGCCTCTCCAACTTCCTCTTTCGGTCTTTGTGGAACTTCGCTCTCTTGCCTGACTTGTCCCACGTTCCCATTACTGGCTTCTCAACTGGTTTAGGGCCAGTTTCCTTTTCCTTGAGAACGTCTTGCCAATTCATTTTAATCACCTAATACGAACCCTGCCACTCAAAGTCTCCACTAATCTCAAACTGCTCTTTATCTCTCTGATTCTTCATGTCGATGTAGATTGTGACATCAGAGGGATTCAATGCTGATTCAGAAGTTGGCATATTATTGCTCAACTTTTCGGCATCAAACTCTATCTCGTATGGAACAATCTCCTGTTCGTCACCAGTGTCCTTTTCATAGACTAGGTATTCAAAGTCTAACTCAACACTAGTAGCGTAAGAGCCAACGCCCTTTACTCCCCAAGTTCTAACGTCAGCCTGAAACGCACCTTCTACGATACATCTACCTACTGTCTCACCACTATCTCTTCCATCAGGAGCATTCTTCAGAAATACAGAAACATCTCTTGGATTCATCTCCCATCTAATTTGGCTCGATTTCCTAATATCGAACTTGTTTAGTGTGTCCTTCCAACTCATTGCATCCTCTCCTGCATCTTGTCCCTCACATCCAACCAAACTTCAGGATGGTTCTGTGCTAGAACCTCCTTGATGACCTGCATCTGATGAACGATGATAGTGTCTTGCCTCTTATGCACCAGTTTGCCCTTGAATTCTAGCAAATACTTCAGAGACTCACGAACTTCCTTCGCTAATTTCGTCAATGAGTCGATATATTTCGGGTCTGTTGAGTCTTCAGCAAAAAGTGTATCAATTTTTTGCTCCAATCTCTGAACGTTCACGCTCAAAGTCTCAATTTCATCAACTTCTCTCGCCGCAATCATGTTTGCAGCAGATTGTTGGACGATTGGCTGAAGATGTTTCTCCATATGACGCATAACTTGGACATCTGAGCATCCAACCATCTCTCCAACAGCAGAAGGTGTGATTTCCCCGGCATGAAGTTGGGCTTCTATCTCTGCTCTCATCGGGTTGGAGCAGATATTGCAACTTGGATTCGCAGAATCGACATATCCGCCCATGTGATTCCTCTGATGCTTTGCTGTTGTGCCACTTTTCCAGTTCATTTGCTGGTCTAAAGCGTCTGCCGAGTAACTCATGGCTTCCAAATCAGCCTCAAGTTGGGGTCTATCCTCATGCATACACAAAGGGCAACGCTTTCTCGTAATCATTTACTCATCTCTCACAATTCGTGTAGCAATATGGGCAACAACTCGATATCGCCATATCATCTTCTCCAACTTTTACAATTCCTCTACATCTCATTTACTGCACCATCTTTACTATCTGTCTCCAATCGGAAAAATCCTGCTTTTCTACCTTCTCTTCTGTTTTCTTATTCTTGAAACCAGCGATTTCTGCCATGTTGTTAAGTTGCCTTACTGAAATCTTCAGGTAAACTTCCTCTAAGTCCACCTTGAGGTCGGTTTGTAGCCAAGACTGTATTTTCTTAGACTCATCATCGTTCAATGGAAGTTTAGTGTTCAGGATTTCCCTCTGCAATTTCTTAGCATTTATGTTTCCTGTGCGATAGACGTAGGAGGGGTTGTTGATTTTACTGTCAAACCATGTCTTGAAAGTTGGAATGTTCTCATAGACCCACTTTGCTGCCTCTCCTCTCATCTTCGGATTCTTGACAGTCAAGTTGAATGGGTTTCGCCTAGTGTTCCTCGCCTTCGCCTTTCCACTTTCAAATGCCTCTAGAACATCATTGCAAATCATAAGGAGACTAGGGTGCTTGAAGTCCAATAAATCATCTTGGCTTTCTCCGAAGAGTGCTTGCCAAACTGGAACTTTCGCCTGTCCGGGTTCTTTTGCAATCCAATGTGAAGGTGCTTGCTCATATGTTTTATCCTTGAATCTCTTCTGATAGTTAACGAACTTCCTCGTTCGGTAATCACCATAAACATCCAATGGTGCTAGAACCTTACCGCTCCTATCATAATCAGCAATGCTGTTGTACTTGATATTCTGCGGGTTTAACTTTGAAGAATCAGTCTTGTTGCTTTCTAGATAATTACGCAATGCCTTAACTGCGGCGATTTGTTCAGGAGTATAGGACTCTTCAGCACCTGCACTTGCTGCCCTATTGATGTATTCCTGTGCTGGTGCTTTGACATCTTGAGTCTCACCCTTCGAGTTCTTCCTAGATTTGACTCCCATGTTCCTGACGAACTCCAAGATGGTCTGCGGCATTTTCGGAATGCTCTTGCCAGCCTCTGAAGTCCAAGATGCTAACAACTCAGAAAAGTTAGGAACTTCTTCAAGAAACTCTACGTCCAATCCGGGTGCGAGTTCGGTTGTCGTGGGTTTCTTTTTCACGTTTCTTTTTCCCTTTACCACGCTTCTTTCCTCCCCCGAATCTTACATTGAATAGTGCCTGTGTACCGCCGGAGGTTGTGGTAACTGCGCCAGCACTTCGCAGAATATTAAACCAAGATGAATCGTATACTGATGACACAACCTGAACCTCCTGAATATACTGTGGACAATAAACATTGTTCTAAAATCGTTCTGTTGACGAGTTTAGAATGAACCCTGTAATGACCTAGCATTGGGGTTATCTTCCATGTATCTTCTTGCTCTTCTGTCCCTAACTAAGTTCATTGGATTGAGACCTCTTTTAGTTCGCCTAAGTCTGTTCATGAAACCTCTTTGGGCTTGCATGGCTTGCATCTGTCTTGGGTCAGTCATACTTTTTCCGCTAAACCTGTTTTTCATAGTTTTTGGAATCTGAACAGTCATGTCCTTGCCCAAGAAAGCGTCTTTTACCTTATATCCTGCCTTGTTGAAAACCTGCTTCAACTTTGCCTTGATTCTATTTGGGTCTCCCCCTAACCTTCTGATTTGGTCTCGACCAATAACAAACGTGTCTCCTTGACCACCACTGTTAGCAGCGTTGTTGTCAACCCTCAACTTGAACACCGGAAGTTGACCCATTTTTAGATTGCCAACTATGTTCGTAACGAATGGAGTTATCTGCTTCTCTTGGAACTGCTCTATCTGAGCATTTATCGCTCCCTCATTCCCTTCTACACCAAAGGTTGGCACTACCTTGAGAACCTCTGTCCAATCACTCATCGTTAATCCCATACCACCCAAGTTAATTATGATGTCGCTGCTGCATCAGAATAAAATCGCTTTTTGCACAAAGCACAAATCTCCCTTCCTTCAGGGTCTGAATCCCCTCTCATGAAATTAGAAGAACCACACTTGGCACACACCTTCTCCGCTTCTGCCTCTGTCTTAGGAACTTCAGGAGTTTTGCTTGCCATCCTCTCTCGCATTCGCATGTTGTATTCCAAAGGGTCGAGTTTCAGAACATCGAACCAACTCATAGTTTGCGCCTCGAAAATAACTGTTGATACTCTCTAACACTGCTTGCTATGTTTATTCCAAAACCAAGATTTTCACCATCAATCTGATTGCTCATTAACATCTGAAAGCCCCTATCAGTAGCGTATTCCGAATCTGAGTCTTCAAATACCTCATTCAATAATACGTCATCAGGGCCGTAGTTTGGATTCTCATCAGCATACTTCTTAGCCTCTTTCTTTACCTTTTCAAGTTCTCTCTCGGCCTGATAAATCTTCCTTAGAAGAGAGTTTAGTTTTCCAATAGTAAGTGTTGGATGTTTGAATCCTTGACGAGTTACAAATTCCAACATTCGCCTATCCTGCGGAATAGTTATGTCTCTTAACTCCCTCAACTTTTCTTCAACCTTCTTGAAACTAGGTTTCTCATAAGACTCTGAATATCGCTCCGCTTCAATATCTCTTCTTAGAGCATCTCTCTCAAGTTCCTCTTCAGCATCCATCTCTTTCAGAATATCTTGCCAACTCATTTTCGATACACCTCTCCTTGATTGTATAGCAACTCGAAATCAATACGAGTAGTGTAGTTCATCAGTCGCATCTCCATAGTTCCTCGTCTGAGATTAACTCATACTCGGACTCTAGCATGACATCCGACACATCGGCATACGATAATACTTCTGAATAACCAAGTGTCTGTATGAACTCTGTAAGCCGGACCAAATTGGTCTCTTCTATCGGTCTTAGTATTGCGATTTTAGGGTAGTGAGCCAACCTGCTGTTCCTACGCTGAACCATTTCCTTCAGAATCCCACTCTTCCTGTGTTTCGGTTTGACGTAGTTGTTGCCTATGAAATACCAAGTTCCCATATCAGCAAACGATGTGTGAGCCACTACTTCGTCTTCCACGAACTTTCCAATAACGAACAATCGCTCACAGACATGCTCAGGATATCCCTTCTCCAAAGCAGTCAGGAAACCATCTCCCCAACGAGCCTGAATCTCACTCTCCCTCATGAAACCTGAGAACCATTCACCCTTATCGTTGGTTTTAACAGGTAGCAATATGTTTATCCCCTTCTTTTTTCAAAAAATGGGCTGGAATTTTTTTGGCACTAGCAAAACTTTTTTCCTCCTTTCCTTTCCATTCCCAAGATAAGACTTTATCATTCATCAGTTGTATAGTCAGAGAGCGTTGTTTGTCTGTATATCTTCTTGTTAATCTCCTTGATTAACTCTGTAACGCCCGATTTTATAGAGTTCATTTTAATGTGTAAATCCTTTGGCAGTGTACCTGAGTTTTGTAAGTTATCTATCTCTTTTACAATCTCTCTTTGTAACTTACCCGCTTTTTCCAACATTTCTTTTAGGTGTTCATCATTGACCATAGTAGACAATCCGATAACCCCTCAGTAAATGAATCTTAACTTTAGAGATTAAAAAACAACAGGAAAAAATTTTGGCATATGGTTGGACATTATTACTGAGGGTGTAGAAATGTTAAACATTCGGAACTTTAAATACCCTCAGTTTCAGAATACTTGTAATCTGCTACCATATGGTAACACGGACTTTGTAGAGCGTAGCGTTGTTACCTCATTAACTGAGGAGTCAGGACAGGGACAGTAGTTGCATGGTTAAGGATTCATATCCGCCTCATTGCTTAGACTAGTCCGGCTTCATCTAAGACTAATTGCACTGCTACACATAATCTCATGTCGAACTTACTGTTTGTCCATCATCCCCATTGTTCAAGCAAGGCTGAGACTGCGAACTATTCTCATGAATCACCTTCGCTGGTGAAACCTTGCTTTCCCCTTAAGGGTGGAGTGGTAGGTCTAGGCTTTCCAACGGCTCGCATTCCAATATTTCAGGTGCTTGGATAATGGTTTGGACTACCCCACATGTGTAGCCTCGCCTAGTTTACGTTCACTCTTCTTCCGAAGAGGCTTTGTCTCTTGCTTCTCTCAGCATCTCAATGACTGAGGGCTTGCATTCAGATGAGTGCTTTGACACTACATCGAACTTACAAGAGATAATTGGTTCTTCTGTTGGTTTATCAAATGACTCTGAGTAGAAGATGCTCTCAAAGATTGACTGTATCTTACCCATCATCGGTGTAGGTAAATCAACCAAGTGTTTCTCGATGACATCAGACTTCTGAACTCTGTCAGTAGCCCATTCAGCAGTGAATGTCAATGTGCTGGTATACGAGTATGCCTTGTAAGACACATACAGTTTGACAACTGCTTCACCGACTTCGTTTTCTGATACGATGTGAAACTTCTCACTGTAAGAACCAAAGTGATGCGGGACATCCAAGAAAAGGATTGTCTCACCACGCCACTGTGGGTTAACAACCTTAGAAGTGGTCTCCTGTGTGTGAGTAGGCTCATCGTTTACTTCAAGCCCTTGTGCTATTAGTTGGTTTATGACTGATTGGGCATCGCTTCGATAGTTGAATACTAACTCAGCGTTAGACATCACGACAGTATACTTATCAACAGTGCTTTCAACAGTCTGAGGCTCAAAGGATGGTAATTCACTATCCCACTTATCCACGTTGACTATGTTGTGTCGGAATAACTCAAGGTTGAGCAAGTCCTTCTCCATGCTACCAAACCCGAACGGGTATGATATCTCTACTGTTCTCTTGTGCAACTGCATTCAAATCAACTCCTGAACAGTAGCAAGTCCTGCTTTGAGTTCTGCTATCGCTAGAGATAGGTCATCACCACGAACTTTGATGCTCTTGATGATGAGAACATGGTCAGAGCCTGATTTGGCATGACCAAGTTCTATTTCGTAGGCTGGCGTTAGTATTGGCAGTTGTTGTGCTTCCATGACCCTACCAATCGTCATCGCCTTATGAGGTAAGGCCGTCTGCGACTTCACGAAAGTTTACCTTACCATATGGTAGTCATACTTTGTCCTCGGACTACCTCAAAGACCGATGGAATCGGTCTAAGGGTAGGCGTAGAGGTGCAAGGACTACCTAATCAGTTGTCCTCCTTGTGGGCGGATACGAATCCGCTCTCAAGTTTGCCCAATAGTGTTGCATTGAGCATGTTTTCGTTGCTTCCCCATGATGTCATAGGGTTGCCGTCTTCGTCTTTCCTTCCTGCGAAGGTTGTATGATACTGATAAGCATCTTCCGCCATTGTGATAGTGGTGATGCCATCGTCCGTTGATACTGATATTAAATCAGCCCAAACTGCTTGCAGTTCTGCGGATAGCCTCTGAACGCCGGATGCTCTGCTTCCGCCTGAGCGTCCTCTTAGTGGGCTGTCCTCGAAATCAGAGAAGATATCCTTGATAGTCTTTGAATACCTAACTTGACTTCGTGGGTCGTTAGTTCCCTTTACGATAAAGTTCCTTGCCATGTCAGCAGTGAACGGGTCGCATTGGGCAGTCTCTGAATCAACATAGTTGATTACTTTCTCGCTAAATTCATTCCAATTTTCCATTGCCATATTTTTTCATCTCCATTATAGTGTGTCGCACCTCTACGACTACAACCCTACACTAGTGCATCGCCTTATGAGGTAGTCTTTGACGAAAGTTTGACTACCATATGGTGTGAACTTTGTCGAAGACACCTCAAGGGGTAGAGAGGACAGCCCCGAAGGACTGCCCCCTCATTCAAATGACTCAATAATGAGAGGCTTCTTTCAAATCTGCCGTTCTTAACCTGCCCATTATACTCAAGAATTGAGCCTGTTGAGTTTAATAGTCTTGAATAATCAACGAGTTGTTGCATTCAATAACTTGGGTGTAGTCTCTGAGTTCTTCAATGTCTTCAAAGTCCCTCCCGTATGCCTCGTTTATCTCCTTAAGGTCTTTGTATTCTGAGAAGTCGCAACATATAGCGATAACGTCAAACTCTAGTTCTTGGCCTATGTCATCCTCTAACTCAATAAGATAATCATAAAGGCATTGTAGGCCGTTCCTGCTGAAGTTGTCGGGTCGTATTTTCATAAATCCATCAATAAAGTCATATTCGCTTACGTTCTGCTTCATGACCTTATGGTTTCACATCACCTTATGAGGTATGCTCACGAAAGTATGCCTACCATATGGTGGGGAACTTTGTAAAGTGAAACGGCACACCCCGAAGGATGGCTGTTAGTTTAATCATCGAGAACATGAGGGTCATCTATGTTCATGATGTATTCGTCAATATCAATGGATACCCATCTTGACTTATTGCACTGGTAGCAGACGAAGTATCCTTCGACATCGAAATTATGCTCCTCAACCACTTGGCCTGAAGTGAACACGCCTATTGGTAGTTTGACTCTGACTCTAACATCATCAATGTGAATGTCTTCATGATGACAGTTCTCCTGAATCTGTTCCGTTGCTAAGTCGGAATAGTAGTCTGCTAACATCTCAGCGTCTTTCTCTGCCTTGTAGTCAAAATCATCACTCATTATATTCACTCCATTCACCATCTACACAAACCATAGTCTGCGTAGGCCACTTAGTATCTTCCTGCATCTCATCATAGCAGTGTTCCTCTACAATAGTGCCGTCCTTCAACTCCATGTGTAGTGTGCAATACTTAATCCAAAATCTTACTACCTGTCCTGACCTGAATAACTCTGCATTCTCCAACCCATCTATTGAGAACGTCATCCAACAGTTGTATGATACTTCTATCTCGTCTATGTCTTTTATCTTAACCAAGGTTTTCACCTTCCCATCCACAGTCTTCACACCATGCATCCTCAATCAGACCCAAGTATGCTCCTGTGATTGTCACTTCTTTCTTACATCCTTCACATTCCATATCGTAATACATTTAATCACTCTCCAATTCTGATAACCATTCATCAACTACACTAGCGACATCATCAGGCATGTCTGCTAATTGTATTGTCTCACCATTCTCTAACATTGCTTCAATAGACCAACTTACTATCTTCATGACCTTATGGATTTGCATCGCCTTATGAGGTTAGAGCGAGCAAAGTTGTCTAACCATATGGTTGCATAATATTCTGAGTTTACGCACAACAGCAGTGCATTTAGGTAGGCTAGTGGGGTGGTACTTCTTTTATAAGGCGATGAATTGGAATAGGGTTGCTCAGATTCAGTTGTGGGTTTCCATTGGCTGACTCTTATTTGTGCAGTAGTTTCTATAACCGCATTTAGTAGACATTCGCTAGTTGTCTTTATTTATACTTACCAAAAACTACTGTTCAGAGAAAGGATGTAAATCACATTCCCTATATGTATATTATATCATATATATCATATGGATATCTAATGACATATTTTCATATCACATATCGTAGTGTAATTACAGGATTTCTGATATTCTCATATATTCTCATATTTTATCATCAAGTGAGAAAATAGAAATGTGCGAAATCTTGCTAGAATAGTTGATTTTATTGAATATTATCATTTTATCATTATTATCATCATCTATACTACTACTATATGTCACATATACTACTCTCTCTCTCCTATGGAGAACGTGATAAAATTGATAAAATGATAAAATGGGCGAAAAGTGCAACACTGCTCTAAAGTTGTATTTTATCATCTACTGATAATTTATGATAATAAATGATAAAAAGACAAACAGGTTGGAAATAACATGACAGAAGAAAAGAACAATTGGGGTGCGAAGACACCAAGCAAAACAGAAGATGCGATGACGGATTCTCAGCGAAGGATTGCTGAGTTATGCGATGAGATGAAGACTATGCTTCTTCAGAAGAACAGGCAGTATGGGGATTCAGTGTTGAATCCTACTAGGTTCTTTTCTCATGCAGACCAAGAAGAACAAATCAAAGTCAGAATCGATGACAAGTTGAACAGGCTTGTTCTCGGTAATGACTCACTAGAATCAGATGACGATATCATCAAGGACTTGATTGGATATCTGACTCTACTACTTGTCTCTAGAAGAGATGAGTAATCACACTCCACAAACGTTCGTAGAACCAAGAGCATCTTAGCGGTTGCTCGGTGAACGTGGAGACTTGGGGGTTTCCAAATAATTAGAAGGAAAGATGACAGGGTTGTAATAGAAGCACCGAACATGGAGTCTAGCGACAATATTAGTAGGCGTGAAAAACGAGTTCGTTCGATAAGGTTTGGTTCACTGCACTCATTGAGAAGCGGTGTGTTAAATTCCAAACCGTGGAACAATCGAATGGCTGTCCGGTATAAAAATAACAGCAGGTTAATTCGGTTACATAAACAACATTGGCAATGTGTTCTACCACAATGCAGTTCCCTACCCGTAGGTAATGGCACAGAACAGACCTTCTTCCCCCCTCTCACAATCAAACATCGGTTTACTGCGGTAAAAAATGCAAATCTAAAGCAGTGATGGAATCATCTCCTCCATGCATTTATCCGATATCACACTCACAATATCAGACGGGAGAACACGGCAAATCGGCTTTATCTTCCCGTTCCATTGCAGCCGTGTGCGTAATTGGTATTTCTGATATACTGCAACTGTGAGCAGAGTTTTACTACGAGATAAAAAAGACAAACGTGCTTGGCATTGTAGTAGAGGCTGTGGCGGTCTCTGTCTTTCTCTGTTTCACATTCGATTAACAATAGGAGGAAATGAAAATGAATATATTTACTTTAGACGAAAGCCCAACAACGAGTGCAAAGATGATGCTGGACAAGCATGTAGTCAAGATGCCAACTGAGAGTTTGCAGATGCTGTTTACTATTCTAGACCATCTTGGTTTGGAAGCAGGTTGGAAGCCTGTGATGTTGAATCACCCATCTACTATTTGGGCGAGAGAGACAAGACAGAACTTCCAGTGGTTGCGTGAGCATACCTATGCACTATGCAGGGAGTATACTCACAGGTATGGTCGCATTCATCAAGTCGAAGTTCAGATGAACAGGTATTCAGAACAGATGGATGAAGCAGAGAGTCTTCTTCCTGATGTTGGACTTACGCCATTCGCTATTGCTATCTCTCCTCACATGGAGTGTAGGAAAGCAGATGGATTTGATGAGATGACGACAATCGAGAAGTATCGTCAATACTATCTCGATGACAAGTGGCGATTCGCTGCTTGGACTAAGAGAGAAGAACCGGAGTGGTGGCCGAGAGACCACTACCTAAACAAGTCCTTTGAACATGAACAAGAGGCAAATGCCTTGCTAACGAGGTTGGGATTAATATGAGAATAATTAAGGTGATGAGAGGAAAGGAAGATTGCAGTGTTTGTGATGGAACTGGAACGGCAGTTTTACAAACCGCAGATGGGGAGAAAGAACCTGTCCCTTGTCTGTGTCAGTGCGAACCGACTTACAGTGAGTGGTTAGCATTACACGGAATTGAAGAAGAATGAAAGGATATATCCGATTTACCAATGGTATTGTCTCTGTCGAGGAGATGCAAGCATTCACTTGGAGACCGTTGGATGAGGATGACCCATTGATGGACAGATTCAGGAACAGAGAACATGAACACATTGAGAAGTTCTTCAGTATCCTGATATTCCTTCGTGGTGGTCAGAAGTTCATGACTGCTACAACTAAGAACAACTTGAATGATATGATTAAGAGATTCAAGCATAAGAACAAAGGTGAACAATATGAATATAATAATGAAAATATGGGGGCGGAAAGCCCTTGAAGATGAGTATAACGATTTGACTAATTGTACTCTCGATGTTACTAGGATGTATTATGGTGAAACATATGAGAGTATCATAGACTTGGCAGGAACGCCAAGCATCAACTTTCTTCTGAGAAAGGAACGTATCTACGAAGAGATATTGAAGAAGAAGAAAGTAGAAAGAATCTTGATGACAATCGCCAAGTCAATTGGTGGTTTGTTTCAAGCGTTGATTCCCAAAGACGAATTCAATGGGAGGTATAAGAAATGAAAGAAGTAATGGAAATAATAAAAATAAAAATGAAAGATGTGAAAGACGCAGTGTTCGGCAAGAAGCCGGACATCATGAAAGACCCCGCACACTGGCGAAGAGTGTATTTGAGGGCTGGTCATGATAAGTCTCTGCGAATGCTAGAAGAGACTGAAAGACAAGGCTATGAGTGGTGATGAACGATGGATATAGTAGAATTTAGACTAGTGAATGACCCAACAATGCCACCGATAATCATAACGATGGATGAGAATGATTTCCCGAAGGTTGTGCTGAATGCAGAACATAGGATTTGGTTATCTCTACACCGTAAGACTATTGGTGGAAGTGCTGAAGCATTATTCGGCAAGATAAACGAACTACTCTCTGCTTTCTTAGTAGAACAGAGAGGTTATGAATTAATGGATAGAACTGATGAACATGAGTAAAGAGATTGGAAGATGTGCAAAATGCAGGAGGATGGGAGTATTATGGAAGTCCTACACTGGAAGAGGTGTTTACTGCAAAGCATGTTCCATGAAAGAGTATGTAGGTGAATGAAAATGGATATACCAAGAGAAGCAATAGAATTAACAATGGAAAAACAAGACTACGTTACAGCAAAGAGAGAATTAGGAAATGGTAGATGGGATAAGAAACTGAGAGAGAACATGACTGCTCTTTCAGTTGCTGACAACTACGATGATGCGAAGCATGAGTGGATTGCAACAGGAGAAGTTTGGTGGCAAGGGATTGGAACGCCAAGACCTGCATGGGCAGAGAATCACCCGAACAAGTGCCTGTGTGAGCATCACATCGTATATCATTTCGAGATACACAACACTGAGACTGATGTTAGAGAGTGTGTTGGTTCAGACCACATTAACTCCTACATGATTCTGAGAGCAATCGTAGAAGAGACAGGTATCAACCCTGAAGCAATTACAGAAGACATGATTCAGGAATGGATTGATGTCAGAGTCTCAGCACTAATCAAGGATGCTTGGTGGAGACACAATGGAGAGGACTTTGAGAGAACGTTCAACGAAATCAAGGAGTTGGATTTGAGAGTCAATGTTCGTAGGTCAGGCAGGAAGGTGTATGACCAATCTCTAGGTGTCACGATAGACGAGACCAAGATACGCAAGAAGGGTAGTGGAAGACCGGGTTCAATGGACTACGAGATGGCTTCTATCGTTTGGCGATGGAATCATCCTGATAATCCGAAGGCTCAGATTCACACTAGGGGTTATCCCAATGAGAAACTGATTACTGACATGGACATCTTTCACATGTTGATTGATAGACACAGGGCTACGGTAGCAGCAGAGGATGAGGCTATCGAGACTCAGCAGTTGAAGAACGAGGAATATCGAAAGCAGATAGCAATCAGGAACAGTGTGCTTCGTGAGAAGAAAGAGCATGAGTTCCATGATGCCTGTGAATACTTTGACATTCCAGTGTTTAATCCTGAAATGGGAATCAATCAGTGGGAGAAGCGATTCTTGACTGACATGGAGAGTCGAGTAATCAGACGAAGAGACCTGTCACCACGGCAAGTTACTAAGTTGAAGACCATAATCAGTCGCTACAATGATAAGCCAACTGAACGTCAGGTGAATTACCTGCGGTCATTGGGCTACGAAGGTAATACTGAGGAGTTAACAAAGGGGCAAGTCTCTAAGTTGATTGATGAACACAAGGAGGTAATAAAATGACAAAGAAAAATGAAAAGAAAGAAAAGAAAGAAGAAGAAATGCCTGTGGTTGATGAGAAGGATGCAAGGATTGCAGAACTCACTAATCAACTACAACAGGTGATGCAGGTGGCAAACAACCACATTGCACTCACCAAGGAGTATGAAAAGACAATCGCTATTCTGTCCGGTAGAATCCGGGCTTTGAATGGCGACTAAATAAAAACGAAAGAAAACAAAATGGAGGAAAATGAAAATGAAATTGATAATACAAGATGACAGTGGACACACGGAAATGGAAGTGAACCTAGCAGGTCTGATGGAGCAGATAAATGACCATCCGACACATTGGGTAGTAGTTGACGATGTAATGGTCAGCGAGGAAAGAATACCTGATGTTGACTGGGATTCAGTCAATGAAGTTAAACTGATGGAACAAGTCGTAGGCGGCTGTTAAATCGGTTTTAGATAGTCTTAGCAGTAGTAGTTTGACTGCCGGAAGGGTGCAACGCCCTTCTTTTTTTAACTCAATAAGGAGATGAATTTATGGAAATACAACAAGAGATACTATCAGATATCACTGTGCATATGAAGTATGCAAAGTGGAAAGAAGCAGACCAGCGAAAGGAAACTTGGGAAGAGATTTGTCAGAGAAACAGACAGATGCATTTGGACTCAATCAGAAAGAGAGACCTACCCGAAGAAACAAAACAAACAATCTACGAGAAGATTCACGACACTTATGATAACTATGTTATCCCAAAGAAGATACTACCTTCGATGAGGTCGATGCAGTTTGCAGGTAAGCCGATTGAACTCTCACCAAACAGAGTATACAATTGTGCATACATGCCTATCGACCATTACCTGTCGTTTTCAGAGGCAATGTTCCTATTACTAGGAGGAACAGGCGTTGGCTACTCGGTGCAAAGACATCATGTAGACCAGTTGCCTGAGATTAGATTGCCTAATCCAAAGAGAACTTACAGACATCTAGTTGCTGATTCCATCGAAGGATGGGCAGATGCAGTCAAGGTTCTGTTTGAGTCTTATATTGGTAAGAGAGCAACGACAGTCAGGTTCGACTATTCAGATGTCAGGCCAAAGGGAAGCCCACTGAAAACCAGTGGAGGAAAAGCACCCGGCCCACAACCTCTGAAGGAATGTCTAGTGAAGGTCGAGGGTATTCTCGCTAACAAGAACAACGGCGACAAACTAACTACACTAGAAGCACACGATATCGTTTGCTACATCGCAGATGCAGTGTTAGCAGGTGGTATTCGCAGAGCAGCACTAATCAGTTTGTTCAGTGCTGATGACGATGACATGATAACATCGAAGTCAGGACACTTTTGGGAGAAGAACCCACAGAGAGCAAGAGCAAACAACTCAGTAGTTCTACTACGACACAGAATCAAGAGGGACTTCTTCAACAATCTATGGAAGAGGGTTCAAGACTCAGGTTCAGGTGAACCCGGATTCTATTTCAGCAACGATAAGGATTGGGGAACTAACCCTTGTTGTGAGATAGCACTTCGACCATATCAGTTCTGCAACTTGACAGAAGTGAATGTGTCAGATGTAAGTAGTCAGTCTGACCTTAACAAGAGAGTAGAACATGCAACGTTCTTAGGAACACTGCAAGCATCCTACACTGACTTCCATTACCTCAGAGAAGTATGGAAGAAGACATCTGAGAAAGATGCACTACTCGGTGTATCAATGACTGGAATAGCAAGTGGTAGAGTTCTAGATTTAGATATGGAGTCTGCTGCTAACAAAGCAAGAAGCACGAATGAGTTCTTCGCTAATGCGTTGGGCATTAACACAGCAGCAAGAATCACTTGTGTCAAACCTGCTGGAACAACCAGTCTAGTTATGGGAACATCATCAGGCATTCACGCTTGGTGGTCTGAATACTACATCAGGAGAATCAGAGTGTTGAAGACGGAATCAATCTACAACTATCTGATAACGAAGTTCCCCGACTTGGTTGAGGATGACTATCACAATCCTAATCAGGCAATCATCTCAATACCACAGAAGACTCCTGATGGAACTTCAATAACAAGAGAGGAATCAGCATTGGAGATGTTGGAGAGAGTGAAGAGAGTATCTGTTGATTGGGTTGTAACAGGACACAACAGAGGTGTCAACACTCACAACGTTTCTGCAACTGTCAACATCCGTGAGGATGAATGGGATGATGTGAGAAACTGGATGTGGAAGAACAGAGACTTCTACAATGGTCTATCTGTTCTACCGTTCGATGGTGGTGTCTACAAGCAAGCACCACACGAACCGATAAGCAAGAAGCAATACGAAACTATGCTCAAACTTCTGACTGAGATTGATTTGACTGAAGTTGTTGAGTTAGAGGACAACACCGACTTGCAAGGAGAACTTGCTTGTGCAGGTGGAGTCTGTGAGATATGAATAGAGAACAAGTCCTAGCAATAGAAAGCGAGGTCATCGATAGGATGACAAACGCTGGTGCTAAGGAGTCTCTATCTAATCTATACAAGAGGACTAGGGAAGATGGAAGGAAATATCCATCAACCCTAGTTCTCAACAGAATAAGATATTACATTCGGTTAGGTTACACCGATTTATCGACAGGAGAATTAGATACCCTGTATAATAAGAAACTATACTATGAAAGAAATGGTGATGAAAATGAAAATAAAAATGGAACTACCAAGAATAAGAAGCGATAGAGAAAGAGATAACGCTACCAGTTCATTCCTTTGTAAGACGAACAGGTATCATCACTTGCTCACTAACAGGGGAACTAACAGGTTTGGTGAAGTATTCATCAGACTTACTAGCAGAGACTTAACGAAGAAGAAGTTCCATGAGAACACTTATTGGAATGTATTTGCGAAGAACATGTATGATATATTCGTTAGGACTACTCCTAACAGCAAATCAGATGAGAGAACATGGATAACATTCCGATATCCAAATGGTGAGTCTTCAGTCATACTGAGAAAGACTGGTAGCACCATCTTCATGAATGGTGTAAAGAAGAATCAAGTCGATGTCTGTATGGCTCTTGCTAAGATTATCGGCTATGGTTCGATGACTAGATGTGCAGAGGCAATGGATGCATATATCGATAGGAACGTTACTTATTCAGCAAACATACTGTATGCATTGCAGAACAGGTCGCCGTATTGGTTATTCTCTGAAGGCACTCAATACAATGTTAAGATTAACACCAATCTAATCAGCAGGGATGAAGTAGCATTTGAGATATCCAAGAACATTTGGGGTTCACTACCTATCGATGAAGCGAATACATTCATTGATTGTTACAGGAACAAGGCAAACAGGTCAAAGAAATGGGCTAACATTAGTCCTTCTAATCTGTGGTTCAATATGTTTGGCACTCATGCCAGTGAATCTGAAGAGAGTTTGATGAAAGCATGGTTGATGCAGAACAGAACTGATTGGATTGTGGAAGAGAGAGCGTTCACCTTGTTGCAAGACATGGATAAGAAATCCCAATATACACTGGTTGATTTGAGAAAAGCACCTTTTTCCAATCTAAAACTAGAAGGGAAATCACAAAAGTACCATTTTGCTATGCATATCAAAGGTCAGTTAGGAGATTGGTTGTGTTATCCTAATAACAACCAATCAGGAACTCAGAGATGTAAGTTGGTATTCTTCAACTCTCTTACTGATGTTCAAGGACCGTTCTGTGTCGATGATGTCAATGGAAAGAATGTGGTTGGAGACCAAATATCAACGAGAGCAACACTTGTCTTCAATGATACTGTGGCTGTGAAGGCTGTCAGGACTCTATCTGATGTTAAGAAAACGAACTTCAGAATACCCGTTGCAAAGTTAAGTGCTGCTAGGTTTACGGAGGACATAACATGGAGATAGTCATGGCTTGTCCCGAATGTGGTGAACATGATAGTTTCTTCGATGATGTATTGGGTGAGAACGTATGCAACAGTTGTGGTTTGGTTCAGGTCATCAGACCGTTTGAGGAAACCACATCAATACTAAAGGATGGTAATCATACACACGAACCGACAAACAGGTTGGGTTCTCTAATCATGGAGACCAAATCCAACTACAATCACAATCAGATGGTTAGGATGAAGAAGCACAACATGTATGCCTCTGCATTATCTGAGGCAGATAACAGAACTATTGTTTTGTCTCAGATGATTCTATCTAACTATCAAGTTAGTTCCTCTATCAAGAAGAAGGTAGAGGAGTATCTTCGTTCGCTCAATAACGAGCATGTGTTCAGAGGTGCTTCTGTCGAACATAGAGCAGCAGCCTTGACCTTCTTCATATTGAAGGAAAGTAAAGTGCCTATGAACATAAGAGAGCATAGTAGATACTCGATGGTTGAGAGGAAGTATATCTCACGTTGGGGTAAGAGAGTAGCGAGGCATTTCAGAAAGTCGTATGTCTTCACACAGGAGAATGCGATGACTATGGCATCATCCATCTTGGATAGGTTGGATGAGATGCCCACAGGATATCGAATGGAAGCGATGAGCATGATTCAGTTCTTGGAGACTTTCTATCAAGAGCAGCATTTGAGATTCTCACCGAACAAGGTTGTTGCTGGATTGTGGGTTGCAGGAAGAATGCAGAGAAAATACAGAGTAACTCAAGAAAGTCTAGTGAAGGCTTCGGGTAACACAACATCAGCAATGGGGTTGAGAGAACAGGTGAGAGAGATGCAGAATATGTTTGGTCTATCGAAAGAAGACCTATACAGCCTATCTGTGTCTGATTTCACATCAGGAGCGTATTAAGATGGAAGAACTGATTGAGACATTAAAGAGAATGCAATACCACTTCAGTAAGTTCATTGAAGAGTATGAGAATCTACCACAGTTGAAGAACGTTGTCAGAAGAACTGTGTTAGAAGACGCAATCAGCGTTGTCGGTGCGACAATGGATGGAATAACAAACGAGATAGTAGATGCATGGCATCACTATCAACAACAACAGATAGACAACAATGTAATAGATATAGGTGATAAAAATGATGAATAGAAGAATAATGATAATTGGAGCAGGTGGAATTGGTAGTTTCCTAACACAATTCCTCCAAAGACTAGGATATAGAATAACAGTGTTTGATGATGATGGTGTTGAGAGGAAGAACATCGGATATCAGAACTTCACTGTTAGTGATATAGGAGAGAACAAAGCAGGTGTTCTAGCAGACAGGATATGGGACACATCCTTTCGTGGCACAGTTAACGATGAGCCTTTCAAGGTTCTAACAGCAAAGCAGTTACAGGGCTACAACTTGGTGGTTTGCTGTGCAGATAACCTTGCTGTGAGGCGTTTATTGTATCAGCAGGGGTTTGGTGCAGATGCTAAGTTGAAGTGGCTAGATTTACGGGCGCAGGGTCGAAATGCCCTATTGCTTTCTTATCTCGCTGACCCCTCGATGAAAAGTCTTGGAGAAGGTGCTGAAGGGTCATTTTCATGTCAGGCACAATCTTGGGATGGCACTGCTAGAGATATTGATTGCATGAATATTGTAATTGCTGCAACAGCAGCACAATGGATACAGAAGTGGTTCAACGACAACAACGATGTCAAAGACATGATGGTGTTGAACATATGAAAGAATGTGATTGTGAAGAGTGTTCCTGTCACTATCCACTTGAGACCTTTCTAGGTGAAGCGAGTAGTGCAGGAGTACCTCTTCCACTTAAGGAAGCAACTTTGATTTGTGGTAGATGTATGCAGAATCTATCATGTAAAAAATGTAGAGGTGAAGATAAATGAGAGCGAGTTCAAAGATACACGTTGAATATGAAGTATTGAGATATATAATGGATAAAATAGACTTAACAGAATTAGAAGAGAGGATGTGTCCTTCAGGGGATGATGTTGCAACTAAGAGATTTGCAGATGGTGCTGACTCAGTATCCAATCTAGTGAACAACATGATTGTAAGAAGACTGCACAGGTTGCCGAAGACACATCCAGCGTACAGGGAGAAGGAAGAATGAGGGGTAAGAGATTCAATGTGTATGTAAGAGCAGAAGACATGGAAAAGTGGGAGAATCTAACCAATAGAAGTGAGTGGATACATAATCAACTCAAGTATGGTCTTACCACAAACCAACTAAGATTGAAAGTTCTAACTGATAAAAGTTGGATACCACCAAAGGAGGAGGAAGAGTGATTATACATTTTCAAATCCTAGACAAGACCCTATGTGGTGCTGAGTATCAAGAGCCTTCTGAGGAACAGGCGAAGAACGGTAGATTGTGCCATGACTGCATACAGGTGATGTGGAAGGAAGAGTACAGAAGAAACACATTGCTACCTTACATCAAGAAGCATGGTGTTAGTGTAAAAGAGAAAGACAAACTAGCAGAGAAGTTGAAGAAGAAAATAGAGGTTGTTGTCGAAGAACCTCGATTGTCTCCACCGAGACCAATCAAATCACTTCGACATTATATGAAGGTGAAAGCATGACAAAGGAAGATGCAAATATAGACGACATAAGCGAAGACGACATAGGACATATGTTGACAATAATATCAACAGATGGATACTACAAACAGGCAATGATTGTGAAGGTTGTTTGTCCTGTTTGTGGTGAGGAGTTCTTAGGAACAAAGAGACATGCTGGTGGGTTCATAGCAGGACACAGAGCATACCATGAGTTTGAGAACGAGCAAGACCTGAGAGTAGAACAAATGGGAGGAATATAAAAATGAAAACAGATGAAACAGAATATGAAAATGGAACGATAGAAGGATTGGAAATAAAAGATGAGAATTGGCAGGAGGATATCAGAACTGTATTTAATGCAATAGAGTTCAAGTATCCATTTCCTGACCCACAGACCGAGGCATTCTTCACAGTGATTTGGAATAAGTCACTAGAAGCCTTCGACTCACCTAGAGAAGTTCAGGTGTTAGTAGATGCAAAGGATGACTTGTATATCAGTGTAGGGACGTTTGGCTTTGTGAGTTTTAAGAACCAAGGTGAACAACTGGATGGAATGAAGACACCATTGAAGTGTTGGATACACACACATCCGTTTGGTCGAGCATTCTTCAGTGGCACTGATTGGAAAACAATCAAGTCATGGAAGGGAATGATGGAGAGTGCAACGGTTCTTGGTGATAACCAGTTCATCTCCTATGATTGTAATAGCGAGATAGCGAAGAAAGTCCAGTATGGTATTTACAAGCAAGAGCCTGTTGAGAAGCCTGAATGGGTAAAAACAGCAGAGGAAGTAATCGGAAGCAAAATCTCTTTGGATGGTGAAGAAGAATGACTATGATAAGAGTAACAGAGAAGCAGATGGATTTCATTGAGTCTGTGATGAAGAAGATGAACATGTCATTCGATGAAACTGTTGAATATCTCATAGTAGTTGGAATACTAGAGACACAATTCAGGGAGGATTATCGATGAAGACTTATTGTGGAATAGCAGATGCTCACGGTTTAGAGACATTCATGGAATGCGAAGGAATGGGTTCTGCACCTATGACTCTTACAATGAGAGCGAGTCTGAACAGGCAGAGACATGCTTTGGTGTATTGGGTTGAACTACCTGATGACAAAGCAGAACAAATGCATGAGGCAATAAGACAAGCACAAGAGGATGGAGATTGGCATGAGCCTCTCCTTCTATTGAAGAATCCTGACTTCACAGAGACTGTATCCTTTGAGGATTCAATGAAGAATAGTTGGGACATGATACCTAACGACAGATTAGACCCATATTGGGGAGGTGAAGATGAATGAAGTATTGGGCATTTGAAATGAAAACTGGTGATGATAAACTCATCAACTGCAACGACATTGAGAGAGTGTTCCTGCTTGGTAAGCATCAAGAATACGATGTGATGTCAGGTGTTGGTGTAGATGCCATCACTGATAATGTTCAGTTACTCAAGTCTGAAGTTGTATCAACGGTGAATCCAAAGGAGAACAAGAAACTCAAATCAAGTAAGAAGAAGAAGGACAGTAAAATGCCTGTTAGACATGAGATACGAGCAGGTGGTAAGACGGAGATTGTTCATATTCCTGTATCTGCTGAACAACGCTTCAAGAACAAGAAAGTGAGGGAATCAGTGGAAGGAACAGTAGTGAAGATACTAACAAATGGTCTCGACACAGATTTCTTTGTCAAGAGACATGTGGATGGCTCACTCTATCTTCTACAAGAGGAGAATACCCACTATGAGTATTGGGGTAAGTGGAAGATTCAACCTAACGAGTGGGTTCTTTGGAGTGATAACTATGTCAAGAAAGGTAGGAAGGGAACACCACATGAGCATCACCGTTCAGCGTGTTGCTATGCTCCTAACAGAAGGAGACTTGCTAACAAACCGTATTGTCTAGACTGCATCGATGATTCAAAGGTGCAAAGAACGAACCGTAGGATAAACAATGGCGGTCCTGAAAGTAACTTGATTTTCACGAAGGACGGAGAACTAACAACAGCATGGACTCAACAGAGTCTAGACAGATTAAGACAACAGGAGGATAATGAATGAGAGATAAATATTACAAATTGACGACAGAATCAGGAATGACGACATTAAACATGGCAGACGTATCAGCATACTCTGTGGTAGAAACGCCACAGGGTATGTTGAAGAGGTCTGTTTATGATGTTGAGATACACTTGAAGAGTGGAACAATCTTCACTACTATTATGACAGAAGCAGAGATGGTTGTTTGGGAGGATGTATTCTTCCCTAAGTCGGTGGTGAAAGAATGAAGAACGGAAGATACGAAAGACATGAGAGAGCAGTCGAGAGAAAACTAGATGACATAATCAAGTTGCTTGAGATACAGACGAGGATGCTAACTGGTTTGGCATTTACAGAAATGATGGAGGATGAGGAATGAGACAGACTAAATTAAGTGAGTTCGGTTTTACATTTGGAGAGAGACAGACGACTCTAGAAGAGTTCGGATTCGTCTTTCAATAGGATGTAGCAACATATTTATCCTTCCTGTACTTGCGAGAGGATGATTGCGATGACGAACAGCATGAACAAACTATTGACGCTTATGATAGTAGGTGCTTTCCTAGCAGGATGCACCGAAGCATTGCCTGACCCTCCATCTGAAGAGTTTGAGGGTGAGGTTAGTGATGAAGAATGGACGACATTAACTGGTGACTTTACTCTTGTTATGGATAACACCACGAACGAGACTCTGATTCACGCACCGACTATTTGGTTGGATGTGAATACAAGTTATGGAGCGATTGAACTTCAGTCGTTCAAGTATAACATCACACACCTCTCCTTTGAGGTAATAAACAACTCAGTGATATTCAACAATTACAGTTGGGTAAACATGCAGGGCTACCTAGTCCAAGGTGGTAACTATTGGTCAAGTGGTTTTGCTCCTGAGTTCGGTAATGCTACCCTACACTTTGCAGCCTTCCCATTCGATGTTACAGTTGAGTATGAAGTGGTTTACAGAGTGTGGGATGGCAGAGAATGAAGAAGGCTGTGACTATTCGCTTTCCTGCTCCGCTTCCTGCGGAGATACCATGCCCAATCTGCGAAGGCAACAAGTGCAGGGTATGTGACATGGAAGGTAAAATCAAAGTCACAGTTGATGCTAAAGTCCCAATACAACGCCATCTTATTGTTCAGTATATTGCTGAACATATGGATGAGGTTGCTAACGAACTATCACAGAAGTTCGGTTTAGTTCCCGATGTTCAAACAGAAGACATGTTTGAGGTAGAAGGAAGAACATATGAGTTAGTTAAGATTAGTAGTCTCGGTGGCGTTGTATGGGTAGCACACAGAGTAGACGAGCAGGAGTCTCCACGATACTTCAAATCGTGGAAGAACTTGCAGCAGTTTAAGGGTGGTTGGCTTGAAGGATGAAAAGATAGTAGTGAGAGTCCCAAGAAATGGGAATGAAGAACTAACAGTGAGAACGGGTAATTATTGGAATGTTGACATCGTTGACATTCGTTGGTATGCTAACGGAACACCAACAAAGAAAGGCGTTAGAATGAATATGAAAGAAATGAAAGATGTCGCTAAGGCATTGAATAAGATAATTGAGAGGAATAAAAATGACAATGATACGATTCAGCAGGATGTGTGAAGCACTAGAAGATAGAACACCATCAGAAAAAAGACATATGATTTGTGCGACTTTACCGCACTTCAAAGATAAGAAGTCAGCAATTAAGATTCTATCAATGGACTATGAGAAGAACAACATTGGTGAGAAGAAAGCCGTAAAGTGGCTTGCTAATATGTTCGATGTCTTTGAAGATGAGATTGCAGATTCAGCCCACACTTGGATGGACTTAGGAGAAGGAATGAAGGAGTTTGTTAGTGCGAACAGACCTGACTCCACGTTCAATCTATCAGACATAGTGAGGTTGTTGGAATTAAACTGTTCATCACTAAATAAAGATGGTAACTACTCGGTAATACGAGAAGCAGTAGCACAGATGTCTGCCTTAGAGATAAAGTGGTTTATCCGATATTGGTTGAGAACTCCTAGAAACGGAGTTAACAAAAGCACAGTGGAGAAGGCAATGGGAGACTACTACCAACGTGACATGAAGATGTATACGATAAGTCATTCATTAACGAGTCTTGTAGACTATCTAGAGAATGACCTAGAACCACCTGAACTGGTGCATGGTAACTTCGTTAAGCCTATGCTTGCCAAGAAATACTTGGGTAAACTACCTGAGAGTTTCATAATGGATGTGAAGTATGATGGTAATCGCTATCAGATACACGGTAAGGATGGTGATGTTATCATCTTCAATCGGAAGGGTAAGATTGTCACAGAGCAATACGCAGACATCGTAGCGATAGTCAATGAGTGGGAGGCCAATGACTTCATCTTGGATACTGAAATCTATCCAATAACAAGAGATGGTAGTCCTGCTCCACATCAGGCTCTTGCAACGAGAGTGCATTCAAAGGATAAGCAACAGGCCATATCGCAGTGTCCTGTTAAGTTAGTAGTGTTTGACTGTCTGTTGTATCAAGGTCAATCTATTCTTAGTGATACATATGGAGATAGGCTAGAGTATCTAGAGACTATCGTGCCATCTGAGTTTGTGACTCAGACATTCAGGCATGGCAATGTGGATGCTGCATATAATGTGGCAATCAACGGCGGCTTTGAAGGGGTGATGATAAAGGACTTGAATGCTCCTTATCAGTCAAAGAGAACTGACTCCCTGTTGAAGTATAAACCACCGAGAGTTGAACTAGATGTTGTGATAACATCAGGTGAATATGGCAAGGGAAAGAGAGCAGGTGTGATAGGCACATACGGGGTTAGCGTTAGAGATGGCTCAGATTATGTGGACATCGGAAAGGTTGGTAGTGGTATATCAGAGGAAGAGATGTATTCACTGGATAATCAATTGAAGCGAATAGTTGACAGTTTCAATGGTGGGACGTATCATTTCTTGCCTAGAATAGTCCTTGAGGTTACTTGTGATTTAATCAGTCAGAATCAGGATGGCACTTATGGTATGAGGTTTCCAAGAATACTCAGAATAAGAGATGACAAGTATCCTAGTGATTGCAATACTATCGAGGACGTAGTAGAACAGTGTAGCAACATATATTGACTCTAACTATCTCGGAGTATCATGTATGGTAAGGATGTATTGAATGGTATCCTTATTTCCATTGGTAATCCTGAAGTTAATATTGTTAACAGTAGTAAGTCAAAGTTAGGCTATCGTGTCAGACTAAGAGTTTGCATACGAGGTAAAGATACGTTCCTTTGGGGTATCAACCGTTCACTACTACAACATGAAATCGAGTCCAACTACAAGGACAAGGAACATAGTGGTAGACCAAAACCAATACTGGTAATCAGTGGGCTGGACAACCTAACTAGACTGGTAGAGATGATGGACAGCAAACTAATCACAAACAATGATTGGGAGACATTCAACAAGTCTCTCAGAATGATAACAGAGAAAGAACATCTGAGAGCCGAAGGACTTGAGAAGATACTCAAGATGAAGGGGCTTGTCTGATGCTATGTCCGAGATGCAATCTCAGAGAAACAGAGGCATCTCTGTGTTCTGTCTGTATGTTGAAGGTTCAAATGAACAAGCCTGAACATACAACAGATGATGAAATCGTAAACCATCATGTCATGCAACGAATAAAAGAAGGTTGCAGGGAATGTGGTAGCCACTCCTTTGCTTATGAGGCAGGAGTGAAAGAAGAGAATGGACTAAAGTGGTTTGTCATTTTAGTTGATTGTGGGGCTTGTGAAAAAGCCTACGAAGAAATAATGGAAGTGAGGGTAGATGAGCCTATTGAATATGCAGAATCAGAATAGAACAATAATAATAGTCGGCAAAGATGGTACAGATAAATTGGAAAAGGCAATGAAACTTGTCTCTAAAGCACCGATTGTAATGTATGCCAACGAGTATGACATTGAAGATAATTACAGCATACCTGCTGATACGGGAATCATTATCCGAGAATGTAATTACAAACCAAATGTCGAGTTAATCAGGAGAACCATTCTAGAATATAGAGGTCAAGTGGTTCTCACATCTATCAATCAGAAGGATGTGCCAAAGAAACTGTTCAACCTATGTAAGTTGAAACGTGGGAAGAAACTAGATGTTGATGAAATCAAAGAGTTAGCACCACGTTCTGATGAGCCTCACAACTACGATACTGACATCTTTACTCTAGTTGGAGATTATCTGAGAAACCCAAACAGGGAATTGATAATGCAGAGTCTGAAGATTAGCAAACCAGCAGACATTCAGTTCGTTTCTTGGTTAGCACCAAACATCCATCCTAACAAGTTGATGTTCGTTGATGCTAAGGTCAAGAGAAGGTGGAGTTCAGACTACTTTTACGAAATGCTCGCTTACTCCCACGATGGGAGAATGCAAAGGAAGATGTCTCCACCTCAAAGAAAAGCCTATTCTACAATACCGAAAATTTTGAGGAAGTTAAA